CCCGTCGTAACGGGGCTGCCGGCTGAGGCGGTCGCCATCCTGGCCCGCAAGCCCGAGCGAGGGGAGCGCCGAGATGGGCGCTGAAGCGCTGCCACACCTCCCGCGCGACGCCATCGTCGGCCCCCAAGCGGCCGTGCTCTGCGCCGTGCTGCGCGGAGCAACCACGGTCAGCAAAGTGGCCGAGCACTCCCACCTCAACCGCTACCGGGCCTACGCCGTCCTGTGCCAACTGCGGGACCGGGGCCTCGTCGACTGGGAGACTAGCGCTAGTCGCGCTGGCCAGAAATCGGGCACCATCCATGCCCTCTAGCTCGTTGGAGCGACGCCGCGGCCTGAAGCCGGTCAGTGAGAAGCGGGCCGCGCTGGAAGACGACCTGAAGGCGTGGCGCACGGCCGTGCTCAAGCGCGACCGCTACAACTGCCAGGCGCGGGCACTCCTGGGTACCCCGTGCGATGGGCGCCTGGAAGCGCACCATGTCACCCCTCGTAGTCGGGCGCCTCAACTGCTGCTCGACATCGCCAACGGTTTGACGGTCTGCGCTTTCCATCACGATGTCATCGACCGTCACCCGGCCGAGGCCAAGGCGCTGGGGCTGCTTCGATGACCCAGTGCGCTTACGTGGACCCGAGCAGCGCTCCATGCCTGTTTGACGACAAGGGCCACCGCCCGTACCAAGGTCAGAACCGCAAGGACCACTCCCCGTCGATAACAACCGTCTCTGGAATGATCGACGACGGGAAGGCGAGCGCCTTCGGCTTCGCAGGCGCCGAGATCGCCGCAGTCACGGCCGTGCACGACGGCTGGGGCAATCTCGTGGCCGAGCCTACTTGCCGCCGCAGTCACAAGCTCTGCGCCATCTGTGGTGAAGAGAACGACCAGCACGGCGAAGCCGACCACAAGTTCCAGCTCGGTCTATGCCCAGCATGCTCGTGGATCAGGGGCGAGCACCAGCGCCGCTGGGACACCAAGGCTGCGCTGGGCACGCACTGCCATCACATGGCCGCCCAGTGGTGGGCCGGTGAGGACATCGTTGTCGACTCGGTGACTGGTCCGATCATGGACAGCCTTGAGCAATTCGTCCACGACCTCAAGCCCGAGATCGAATTAGCCGAGTTCACCGTCCTACACGACACGCCAAAGCACCAGATGTACCGAGGCCAGGGCGACACGCTGGGCACTCTGCTCTGCCCGGTGTGCAAAAACGGTGAGCGCTGCAGCTGGATTTGGGACAACAAGACGGGCGACTATTACCCCAAGGAGCAGACGCTCCAGGTCGCCGCCCAACGCTACGCCGCCCACCTGACCGACTGGTCCGACGGTACCGAGCGCATCGTTGGCCCGATGCCGAGAGTCGCCCACGCCGGCGTACTCCTGCTGTCTGCTCAGGGTTACCGCCTCGTCCCGCTCCCCGTCGACCAGACGGCTTTCAATAGCTTCTTGCGCTTACGCGACACGTGGGCGTGGCTCGCCAGCATGAGCGCTTGGGACAAGGCACACCCGTTGCCCGCCCCCACCCCGTTCTCACCATCTCTACAGGAGACAAGCAAATGACCACCACGGATCTCGATGTCCGCCACAACGGCCTCGCTCTACCCACTGCCGCCGTTCTCAGCACAGAGCAGGTCGATCTAATCAAGCGCACCATCGCCAAGGGGACGACGGACGACGAGCTCGCCCTGTTCGTGGCGCAATGCAACCGCACCGGCCTCGACCCGTTCAACCGCCAGATTTATTGCCTCAAACGCTGGAACGCTAGAGAGCAGCGCGAGGAAATGAGCATCCAGACCTCGATCGACGGCTTTCGCTTGGTGGCCGAGCGTTCCGACGTTTACGCCGGCCAGGACGGCCCGTACTGGTGCGGGCCCGACGGCGTGTGGAAAGACGTGTGGCTGGCCGAGAGCGCGCCGGCGGCGGCCAAGGTCGTAGCGCTGAAAGAGCGGCCGAGCGGCGCGCTGGCCCACTTCACGGGCATTGCCCTTTATGGCGAGTACGTGCAGACGGGCAAGAACAGCGAACCGAACTCGATGTGGCGCAAGATGCCCGCCAACCAGCTCGCCAAGTGCTTCTCGTCGGACACTGAAATTTTGACCGAAGACGGCTTTCGTCTCTTCTCCAAGGTTCAGCCCGCGTGCCGCATAATGCAGGTCACGCCCGACGGACTGGAACCCGTCGATGCTGAACCCTTTGCTCAGCCCTACACCGGGGCCATGATCGCGTATGACTCGGACGATCTGAACTTCTGTGTCACGCCAAACCATGACATGGTGACTACTTACGGCAAGGTTGAGGCCGGCGGCATGTACGCCACAAGTCGCCAGCGCAGCACGTGGTCAATCCCTCGGATCGTACCGGTTGACGTCAAGGAGGCACCGATACCCGACGCCCTAATCCGGCTCTCGGCTTGGGTCCTGGCGGACGGTTATGCCCGCAATGGGGGATGGGGCATATCGGTGAGCCGACCACGCAAGCTCGCATCCCTGCGAGCACTAAGCCTCGCCATCAGCGAGGGAGTTCAGCACTCGCGAGGCGCCGAGGTCACCGTTGCTTCAGGCAGGACGATCCGGTCGAACTTCGATAAGGCGGTTTTCCAGTTCAGGCTCAATGACGCAGCGCTCGTTTGTGGCGCCAAAGACGTGGACACCGAACTGCTACTCACCCTGTCCTCTCGTCAGGCGCGCATCTTCGTCGACACCTGGGTCGAGGCCGATGGCAACGAAAACCGCAAGACAGGCGTGCGCCGTCTTTATACTTCCAACCCGCTACACATGGACGCGTTCGAACTGGCCGCAGTTATGGCTGGCTACGCGGTGAGCGGGCGAAGCGAACGCACATCGGACATCAGCACGAAGCCCAACGCGAGCGTCACCATTAGTGCCCGCGATGCCATCCCGGTCTTCCGCAGGAGTCCCAAGTTGGGACCGACGCTGGCACTGCAAGAGAATGGCGATGGCGTGGTGTGGTGCATCACCGTGCCGTCTGGCGTCATAGTGGTACGCCGCAATGGCTTCTCAATGCTCTGCGGGAACTGTGCCGAGGCCCTGGCACTGCGCAAGGCATTCCCCAACGACCTCAGCGGGCTCTACACCGCAGACGAGATGGGCCAAGCGGACAATGTCCCGGCCCGGGCACCGGCAGTCACGAGCACGCCGACGACGACCCCTGCGGCCACTACGACGAGGTCCAGCCCCATGGCGGCCAAGCCGGCGCCCGCCGTTCCCGTCGACGTGCCCACGGGCGAGATCGACCCCGACGAGCTCGCCAAGCGCCGAGGCTGGGGCAACGCGCAGGACGAGCGCAACGCCCGCAAGGCCGCCCGGGACGTACTGACCTACCGCAAGGCCGATGGCCGCATCACCTCGGAAGCGGCGAACGCGGCATGGGGCGAGTACGGCGATCACCCGACATCCGACGAGCACGACGCCTGGGTGGCCAAGCACTTACCTGTGATCACCCCTGAGGTTGCCGAAGACCCTTTAGCCGCTGGTGCCGAGAGAACCCCGCCGGGCCCGTCACCATCTGTTCTGGCCGCCGGCGGGGCGAGCAAGCGCCCGTCACCGCTCGCCGCAGTGCGTGATGCCCGAGAGCAGCTTGCACGGACCGCCGCCGCTACCGAGGCCGCTGAGGCAGAAGGGTTGCCATTTTGACCTACACCAAACTCACCGAAGAGGGACGGCAGAGCGTCCGGAGCATTATCGACAAACTCACGACCGTGGGCGAGGCGATAGGTGGTTGGCAAAGCAAGATGAACGCACGACAATCGGGTGTCGATCTCTACATCCACTTCGACAACAAGGTCGACGTGATGACCACGACCGTCCAGTTTGCCAACCAATTAGAGCAAGCGCCGAGCCTGCTCGTGGACGCGTGCCAGCGGCTCTTGGACGCCGACGCCGCCGTGGCACATCTCGGCCAGCTTCTTAGGACCACTCTCGACCTTGGACTCACACCTATCGCCGCTGAGGCAGAAGGACTGCTCTAGATGACGGAAGAAACCGATCTGCTGACCGAAGAGGAGACCGCCGAGTTTCGCTCCACCACTGGCGTCCCGCTTTACGAGACGGCCCATCCGGTAAAAGAACTACACCTCATTTTCGTCACCCGCGCCGTCGCGACGATCGAGGCGTTGCGCCAGGAGTTGGACGACGCCCGCCGAGTCCTCGTCTTTGCTGATGGGCTGACGGTAGCGGAGACTGGCAGATGCCTAGCCGACCCGTACGCGGCAGACTACGAGCCGGCGCACCGAGCGCTCCGGGGGGCGGGCTGCGGCCCCGTCGGCGTCACAGATGCTGGCCCTGGCCATCTACCTGGCGAGAAGGCGAGGTAAGGCATGAGCAAGGGCGACTCTGTAGAGGTCTGGGTTGACACGGGCGAGCCCACCTGCCGACGTTTCGAGGTGCTGGCCGACGCTAACGGCCGGTCAGTGGAAGTCAAGACCGCCCGCAACATGATCGAGGTGGCCGTAGTCGGCCGGACTGGCAAAGAGGTCAAGGTCGACCGCTTCCTCGCTGCCAGGGTGGTGGCGCTGATCGAGCACAAGACGGAGCCTGACGCCGTACAAGGGGCCTTGCTGTGACCCCTAATCCGACGATGCCCCGGGTGCTGCCGACGCCCCGCAAGCCCCGCCCGCTGCCGATGAGCGAGACGCAACTGAAAAAGGCCGTCATCGACCGGGCCCACGATCTGGGCTGGAAAATAGCGCACTTCCTCCCCGCCATGATGGGCGACCGCTGGTACACCGCCGTGCAGGCGGACGGCAAAGGCTGGCCCGATCTGGTGCTCGTTCGGAATGACCAGCTGCTCTGCATCGAACTGAAGAGTGAGCGCGGCAAGCCCACGCCCGAGCAGTTGCAATGGGCCGAGTGGCTCATGGGCGCCGGTGTCCACTGGGAGTGCTGGTCGCCTACGACTTGGCGGGATGGCACAATCGAAAGCCGACTTCGTTGAACGCCCAAGCAACGCTCTTCGATGCCGGCCTCCCGTCGCCCGACGTCCCGCTCGTCCAGGTGGCGCGTCACGCCCCCCGCACGAGCATCGACGCCGCCCGCCTGGCTTTGCCCAAGAGCGGCACGGCACGCTACAAGGTGCTGGCAGCCATCGCCAACGCCCCGGACGGCATGACTGACCACCAAGTGGTCGCCAAGACGCTGCGGCCGATCAACATCGTCAATCCGAGACGGGGCGAGCTCGTCGACCTCGGGTGGATCGTCGATGGCGGCGAGCGGCGCGACTGGAACGGCCACGTCGGCATCGTGTGGGTGCTCACTAGTGACGGTAAGCGGGAGTGGGCCAGGAGGGCGGCATGATGGCGCTCGCCTATGCCGACTTTATCGAGATGAAGCGAAGGCGGCATGGCGACGTAGGCCGAGACATCGACCCCGACGAACTCCACCCGTCGATGTTCGGCTTTCAGCGGGCTATAACGGCGTGGGCTTGCCGGAAGGGCCGGGCCGCCGTGTTCGCTGACTGCGGGCTCGGCAAGAGCCGCATCCAGTTGGAATGGGCAAGGATGGTCGGTACCCGGTCCCTGATCGTCGCCCCGCTATCCGTAGCCCGCCAGACGGTCCGAGAAGCGCACGCCATCGGCATCGACCTCCATTACGTGCGCAACGGCTTGGACGCCGATAGCGACGGCTTGTGGATCACGAACTACGAGATGATCGAACGTTTCGACCCGGCCATGTTCGACGCCGTGGTCATCGACGAATCGAGCATCCTCAAGAACGTCGAGGGCAAAACTCGGAGGCTGCTAACGGAGATGTTCGCCGAGACGCCACTACGGCTGGCCTGCACGGCCACACCGGCGCCCAACGACGTGGCGGAACTGACCAACCATGCCGAGTTCCTGGGAGTCATGCCCCGCAATGAAATGCTCGCCGCCTACTTCGTCCACGACGATGAGGGCTGGCGATTGAAGGGCCACGCCCAAGATCCCATGTACAAATGGATGGCCACGTGGGGTGTCGCTTTGCGGCGCCCATCGGACCTCGGCTATTCGGACGAGGGCTACAACCTGCCGCCGCTGTCGATCATCCCTGAAATAGTGCAGGCCGACATCGAGGCCGAGGGCCAGCTGTTCGCCACGGAACTGGGCGGGATCGGTGGCCGCTCAAAGGTGCGCAAGGCCACGATGAGCAAGCGGGTACAGCGAGCCGTCGACCTGGCACGGGGCGACGAGCAGTGGATCGTCTGGTGTGGGCTGAACGACGAAGCCGACGCCTGCGCCAAGGCGATAGACGGAGCGGTGAACGTTGAGGGTTCATGGGCGCCAGAGCGTAAGGCGGCAGCGCTCGAAGCGTTCCAGGACGGCACGGTTAGAGTTCTGGTGACCAAGGTGACCATCGCGGGATTCGGGATGAACTTCCAGAACTGCCACCAGATGGCGTTCGTCGGACTGGGCGACAGCTACGAGCAGTATTACCAGGCCATCCGGCGCTGCTACCGGTTCGGGCAAACGAGGCCCGTCGAAGCGCACGTCGTCCTGTCCACGCTCGAATCTCAGATCGCCATAAACGTGCAGCGTAAGGAAGCCACCGCCCTGGCGGTGACCGATCGCCTTGTGGCGCACGTCCGCCAGCACTTCGAAGGAGCGACCGCATGACAATGACCAGCACGCCATACGTGACCGATGAGGCCTACGGCGACAGGTGGACCCTCCTGCTGGGCGACTCGTGCGAGCGCTTGGCCGAGGTTGAAACCGAGTCGATCGACCTGTCCGTCTGCTCGCCGCCCTTCGCCAGCCTCTACACGTACAGCCCAAGCGAGCGGGACCTCGGCAATTCGTCCAGCCGGGACGAGTTCTTCACGCATTACCGGTTCATCATTGATGAGCAGCTACGGGTGACTAAGCCGGGGCGGCTGGCGTGCATCCACGTGCAGCAGCTGACCACGACGAAGGTCACTCAAGGCGTGATCGGGCTGACCGACTTCCGGGGCCAGGTCATCCGGGCCTTTCAAGACGCCGGCTGGATATTTCACGGCGAGTGCACGGTAGACAAGGACCCGCAAGCCCAAGCCATTCGCACCCACTCGATCGGGCTGTTGTTCGCCACCCTCAAGCGAGACTCGATCATGAACCGGCCGGCACTGGCCGACTACGTATTGCTGTTCCGTAAGCCCGGGGACAACGCCGTGCCCGTCATCCCCGACGTGAGCAACGACGAATGGATCGAGTGGGCCCGCCCGATATGGACCGGGATCAAGGAGTCGAACACGCTCAACGTGGCCGAGGCTCGGGACGACCCCGACGAGCGCCATATCTGCGCTCTCCAACTCGATCTCATCGAGCGCTGTGTGCGGCTGTGGTCGAACCCTGGCGATCTGATCCTGTCACCATTCGGAGGCATCGGCTCTGAGGGCTATGTGGCCGTCAAGCAAGGACGGCGCTACGTGGGGATCGAACTGAAGCCGAGTTATTGGGCCACGGCGTGCGACAACCTGCGTAAAGCCGAGTACGAAGCGGCGCTGCCCACGCTGTTCGACGGCGACGAAGCCCGATGACCACCGGACCCGTAGAGAAGGACGGCTGGACCTACATCGACGGCCTACCGGTCTGCGAGGTGTGCCACCAAGAGCTCGACTGCGCCTGCGGGATTTGCTGGGAATGCCACAGCAAGGGAGTCCCGGGAGCATGAGCCACCCCGCCGTCCACACCCACCAGAGCAACGAGCCCATCGCGCTCGACCGTCCCTGCACCTGTAAGCGGCCCCACTGCGGAGAGCCGGCCATCGGCGTTGCTGCGGCTGGCAGCTACGTTGACGCGGCTTACTGCCAGCTTCACGCTGAGGCCAACAAACGGCTCCGAAGCAGAGGCGAACGTCAAACGACTGAACAACGGCCGCGTACTGTACGGGGAGCGGTACTGATGGGCAACCCCAAGACCAACGCCCGCAAGCGCACCGAGTTCCGCCGCTACCTGGAAAGCCTCGGCTACAGCCCTGCTGAGGTCGAAAGAGCGGTTGCGTCACGAGAAGAGCGCCGGGCCGCCAAAGCCCGCCAGGCCGACCAGGAGGCGGCACTGGAGCAAGCACGCAAGCCCAAGTCCCCGGCGCAAGAGTGGGAGCACCTCGACGACACGGGCTACCGGCCCGCCCAGGTCGACTCCGTCCTAACCGGAGTGGCCCGGGCTACCGGCCAGACAGCAGCCGCAGTGAAGCGGCGCAGCACTATGACGAGTGCCCAATATTACCGATGGAAAGGGAACAATGGCTGAGCCCATTAGGCCACAGTGGAACGGCTACCGGCCGATCGTTGGGGACCGCATGCCTGCCACGCCAGAGGAGCAAGACTTGTACGCCGAGTGTGACGAGCGGTACCGGACTGCCTTCTACGGGCGCAAGCGCCAGGTCGAACCGAGTTTGCCCCTACCCTCAAACGACGACGACGACGAGCAGCTGTCCTGAGGTGGGCTGGGTGCGAGTCTCCGACGACTTCTACGACCACCCGAAGTTCTTGGCGGCCGGCCTGACGGGAGTGGCTCTGTGGCTCGTTGCGCTTGCCTGGTGCAATCGCAACCATACCGACGGCCATATCCCAGCAACTGCCGTCCGGCGGCTGCTCGACCTGGACGGCGCCGACGACGTCACCGAACGCCTCGTGGCATGTGGACTATGGGAGCGCACCGAGAGCGGCTTCCACTTCCACGATTATGAGGACTATCAACTCACCAACGGGCAGGCCACCGAGAGGTCCGCTGCGTTTTCAGCTGTCAGGGCGGAGGCTGGCCGGAAGGGTGCGGCCGCCAGATGGGGCAACCGAGATGCCTCCCCCATGGCAACCCATGGCAAACCGATGGCAAGTCCATGGCAAGCCGATGACAAGCCGATGGCAAACCGATGGCCCCAACCCCAAACCCCAGGGGTTAAAAACAACCCCCCCCTTACCCCCCCCGATGGCAAACTCATGGCAAATGCCATACCCGCCACTAACAGCGGGGTTATTGCTACGCAACAGAGGAACGGGGTCAACCTCGACGAACTAGAGCGAATCACCGGAAGGCTTATCCGGCTATGCACAGCCCACAGCCGAGAACGGGTCAAGCTCGAAGCTGTAGCGGTGACCACGTGGGCCATGTGCGCCCTAGACCTGCGTGTCGTCGATGAGGAAATCGGGCTGGCCGAGGTTGCCGCTACTCGACCAGCACTGCCGCGGTTCCTCGTCAAGCCTCTCGAACGCCGAGCAGCAACAGCCCGGGTGTCCCTTCCCAAGTTCGTCTTGCCCTAAGCGCTCACTCAAACAGAAAAGAGTAACCATTGAAAAAGTTCCTAGCTGCGCCCGCCCTACTCATCCCGGCCCTAGCTGCCGCTCTGGTCCTGTGGTACGGACGATGAGCACAGTCGAACAGCCGCTCAACAAGATCGCCGCCACCCTGGTCGACTTGCAGGAGCGCTACGCCAAGGCGCTAGAGGTAGTGGAGGCGGCGCGGCTGTTTGAGTACGCGCCAGGCTCTGAAAGCAGACGCCAGACTTTGCGGGTCGCTCTGGCTGCCTTGATGAGAGCAGCGAGTGATGGCGCTAAGGCTGGCGTCGTGACCCCTGACCGCTTCACGATGCCCGGCGAGCCTGCCCTGACCCTCGGCGAACTGAGGGAGCAGACCGGCAACCTGGGCGACTACTATCGGATCGTGCTAGTGCAGAAGGCCGGCATCGTGCCGCTCGTTTTCTACGGGATCGACAACGGGCCAGCGCCCGACGACCCGGGCGAGCCGGGGACCATCTACTTGGAGGTGAAGCCGTGAGCGGCGACGGGTTCCTTTGTCCGACCTGCGGTCACGCCTGCCCGTCAGAGCACCCAGCCAGAGGGTACGCGGAGGCCCTGGAACGGTCGGCGAAGGTGCTCAAGGACGCGCAGACATCCCTGTTCGACGCAATGCAATCGATCGCACGGGCCCTCCCGGCGACGGCCGACATCGATAAGCTCCATGAGGCAGCGAAACGAATGGGGTACAAAGGGGAGGTCTCGTGACCCCTGACCGCGTAGCTGAGGCCCCCGATGCCGTCATGAATTCAGTGCGGAGGTTGCCTGAGAGGCCGGAGAGTCCGGAAACGATCGAGCGTAAGGGAAGTCTCCTCCGCGCTGAACACTTTGACGACACCGATGAGGACTTTGAGCGTCAGCTGTTGCTGGCACCCGGGCCTTGTATCTGCGGAGACCTGGCGACGGTCGAGGTCGTGGTGCGCTGGAAGAACGGCCCGTGCCACTACTGGTACTGCGAGCAGCATGCCGCCACCGTGCTGGAACTGGAGGGTGTCAGCCGAACGGGCTGGCGCAGGGGACCGAAGTGACCCCTGACCGCGTAGCCGAGGCCCCCGGGTTGTCTCCCGTTCCGGTGGCCAGGGCTGGTGGTCGTTTTTACCGGCACTGTCTTGGTGGGCACGCTATCAGTTCGGATAAGTCCGATCTGTCGGACCTCACGGCTTGCCCTGCTATGGTCGGGACCATCCATGCTGGGGTATGGCAGCCCGGCTCGCACCAGTGTGGGCGAGAGATGGGTGGGTGGGAGATCGAGCCACCCCCGCTCGTTGAACGCATCAGGGACAGCTGCTGTCGTTCTTGGCCAAAGCCCTGCTCTTACCACGAGGGCTGGCGTGACGGCTACGAGTACGCCCAAGAGAACGGGACGGATGGATGACCCCTGACCGCGTAGCCGAGGCTCTGGCTGCTCTAGAAGCGGCTGAGAAGGCGGTGACGCCGGGAAGGTGGGAGTTCCAGGCTGACGGTTCCTACGCCGACGTGTATGCCGACGATGCTGGCGTAGTCAGGGTTTGGGTCGCCGGCACGGACAATCCTCCCGACGCCGAGTTCATCGCCCGCTGGCGCAATGCAGCGCCGGCGCTCCTGAAGCTGGCTGCGGTGGCAAATGGTGTGCTAGACGAGAGCCGGGAGTGCTGGCACCCCGAACTGGCCGCGGCGCTCGACGAGCTAGCAGCGGCGGTGCTCGGGCCTTAACGCGAAAAACGCCCCCCGACCCGAAGGCCGAGGGGCTTGAGCATTCGTGTGCTGAGGCGCAGGTTAGATGATGTCTTCGACGTCCTTGACCAGCTTCCTGGCGTCGCCCTCGACGTCGGCCTCGATCTTCTTGAGCTCGGAGACGAAGCCGGCATCGAACTTCTTGACGAGGGGCCCGAGGCTCGGCGCTCTGTTGACCGTCGAGAGGATGAGCTCACGACGCTGCTCGGGTGTTTCGACAGGGAACTCCTTGGCAAGCACGGCAATGTCGCTGTCTAGGTCGTTGACGGCCACGCCGTGGTAGGTGCCGTCAGGAGCGATGACGATCTCATTGTCGAGTATCACGGCGCCTTCCTCTCGGATGGCTCGCCAGTTCTCCCAGTCGCCCGGCTGCACCATGTCCCAGGTGTCGTAGTCGGCTTGCGTCGGGGAGCGGAAGATCACTGGTGCGCAATGCCCCCCGATCCAGTCGGTAGCCGTCGAGTCCCAGGGTTGCGGCGGGGTAGACGTGGAAGCGGTCATCATTTCCTGGCTGACCAGGATGCCGTCGAAGAACACGCCGAACGCGCCGATGCCACCCTGGAAGAACTGGCCATTAGTCGGGACCCCGGCGAAGCGCTTGACCAGGGGCATCTTGCCGATCGGCTGCGTCAGTAAATAAATCAGGCCCACGCCGACGTCGCAGCCGTTGTCGTAGCCGCTTCCCTGGCACCACGTGAAGTATGCAGCGGGAGCGGCTGGGTCGGTCGTCTGGTAGCCGTTCTGCGAGCACCACGCAGCGAAGGCGGGTGCGCCCTGGAAGACGAAGTACGCCTCCAGGTTCTGGACGGTGGTAGGCCACAGGCTGAGGTCACCCGGCTTGGTCTCGCCGGCTAGCCAGGAGTTGCGCATCTGGGTCACCTGTGCGGCCCTAAAAAAGCAGTTGCCGGCGCCGGCAAAGCCGGGCACGGTCGGGTCGGGCCCGTTCCCGAGCATTCCCGTGGTGGCGCCTCCAGTGGTCCCGTCGAAGGTGCTCTTGGGGTTGCTGTAGGGGAAGGGGTCGACTTGCCCGGTAAGGTATTTGTCGATGGCGAGGCGCTCAAGGACCGGCGACTTGCCCATGTGGCGCCCTAGCTTGCGATCAGGCATTTGCTCTCCCGATAATGGCAGCCACGTGCACGGCCTTGGTGGCGGAGCGGTGGGTAATGACGTGCACCGCCTGGACGCAGCCGGCGACCAGCGTGCCGACGATGGGAATGAGCGTCACGGCCCAGCTCGGCTCGGTGAAGCCGGGGTGGAGCATGCCGACCACGCCGAGGGCGAAGGCGATCATGCTGACCAAATAACTGGTCACTGACTCGGCATCGTTCCACTGAGGAAGCGGCGGGAGGGGAGACGGCGTGGGCGTTACGGGAGGTACTGGTGTCATGTGTGCTCCTTTTCTAGTTCTTGCTGATGAGGTTGTGGACGTATTGTCCGGTCGAGCTTGCGCCCTATGTAAAAGCCCACTTCGCTGCCCGCCATGGAGCCGAGCAGCAGGGCCGCCAGCATGGCCAGGGTCAGGGCCGATAGGCCGTAGCGGACCCAAGAGACGCCCGTGGAGACGACGCAGAACGGTAGTGTCAGGTCGCCCAGCCCGTCCATGATGCCGCCCTTGAGTGCGCCCCGCCAGTCCTTCGCCCGGGCCAGCAACACCACGGATGCGGTGTAGAACACGTCCTGCACGGACATGGAGATGAACACGACGGCCACCAGGCCGTAGTTCACAGCGCGCTGACTAGGAACCGCATCAGTTGACCGTCTCGATGAGCCGGGCGAGCACGATGGCGATCCATGCCGAGATGAGCCACGTGTCCCAGCCCTGCCCGAAGATGGTCCGGGGGACGGCGGCGCACATCGTTCACCCGACGTATCTCACCCAGGATGTACTCCCGGGACGCGGCGATGTCGCGCCGCAGTTCCTCTTTGGCGGCGCTGACGGCAGCGGCGGTCAGCGCTGTCGGGTCAGGGATGGGCACGTTCCCGCCGTGCGACTGCTCGTCCTTGTGCCAGTTGCCGTTGGGTTCCTCAGCCATAAACGCTACCGCCTTAGTTCGTCTTGAGAGCGGCGGCAAGGAGACCGATGGTCGTGTCCTGCGCCCCGAGGTGAGCTTCGATCCGGACGACACCAGCAGCCGCTTGGGCCGCCGCTTGGGCCGCATCCTTGGCCGCGCTGGCCGCTGACTGTGCATGCCGTTCGGCCGTAGCCGCCGCCAGTCGGTTTTCAGTAGCCGCCGTCACCGCTTCGCTTTTGAAGCTGGCAACGACGAGGGTGAGCTGGTCGACCTTGCCTTCGGTGCGCTCGACCTTATCTTCGAGGCGAGGAGCGATGTCGCCGATACTCCTGCTATTGCCACCGTTGCTCACCTTGGCGTTGGTGTCCTTCGACGTGGCGAGCAGCTTGTCGAAGGTGGCGCGGAGCATGAAGCGCAGCGCGGCCAGGAGCAGGGCCCCGACCACGAGGACGAGGATGCCTTCGAGTGCCCAGCCGGTCCAACTAATATTTGAGCTCCCAGCGACAGTGGGAGCGACGTCGGCGAGCACCTTAGTGGAGAGCGATCGAGGTGAAGCGGGCCAGTAACGGTCCGCTCTCGATCAGCGGCTCGTCGGGGTACGCGGCCTGGACGGTGGGCCAGTCGTCGCCCAGGTTGACGGCGCCGGCCGGGCTCACGAGACAGATCGTGCCGGCAAGCAGCACGTTCTTCTTGGTGTCGGTGATCTGGGTTGGCGTGCGTACGAGCATGGTTTCCCTTTCCGTTGTGGGCTTCGGCGGCGGGGGTGGAGGTGGAGGCGGAGGGATCGCCCAGGACGCTAGAGCAACGCTGCAGTCGTAGGTGTACTTGGACTGGTTGAAATACTGGCAAGCGACGTTGCCAGTGCCAGTGCCGACGCCCTCAAAGACGCCGTTGGGTACGATCGGCACGCCGTTCCACCAGGCGAGCCAGCAGTCGACGTCGCGGCCCCACTCCAGCCCGAGCGCGGCCAGTGCGGCGGTGACGATCGGCTTGTTCGCAACTTCGATATAAATGAACGGCCGGCCGAGGTTGGCGTGGATCTTGTTGTACGCCCACTGTGCGGCCTGCACCTCTGTGGCGTCGCCGAACTCGCTGTCGATCCCGTCATAGTCGAGGAACGCATTTACGTCGCTGCTGGTCGAGATGCGCCAGAGCTTTTTTGCGTTCGGGAACCGCGCCTGGACAGCAGCGATGGTCGACTCGTAAGTGAGGAAGTACTCAGCCCATGACGGGATCGTGTCGATCGCAATTGCGTCAAAGATGTAGATGAGTGCCGGCGCCGACGTGGCAGCCATAAGCGGCAACGGCCGCAACTTGTTGAGGACGGCGTTACGGATCGCCCGGAATGCGCTCATTGGTTCCCTTTCAATGCTGCCCGTGGCCAGGACCGACGGCGGGGCGGTCCCGGCGCTGCGGGCTCTCGATGCGCCAGGAGCACGCCTCGCGCGCGAGAGATCAGTAGAACGTGACCGACCCACAGGGCAGCTCGATCAGCTCAGGCGAGTCGGTCAGCTGGATAAAGACGTCGTACTCACCGACGACCAGCGCGCCGGAGCCGGCCGGCCCGATCAGCACGCTGGCACTGAAGCCGGCGCCGGTCACGTCCCAAACTCCGGATAGCCAGGTCGTCCCGCTCGTGGGCCGCATGCCCGAAGCCAGGATGGCGAACGCCACCGCCCCGCCGGTCGGGTCCACCTGGCTGCCGTCGGGCGCCAGGCAGGTAACGGCGACGTGCAGGTCGACGGTCGACAGCACCGAGACTTCGTCGACGTCCAGGCCGCTGACGGTGACGGTGCCGAGGTCGATGGTCATCAATTTATGCCGTACAAGTAGAAAGCGGAGCCGATAGTGAAGTTGGGGCCGGTGGTGGGAGCCAACGCCAGGCTGGTGATGGCAGCCGTCGAGCGCCAGAGGCCACGGTAGAGGCCTTCCGAGTAGTTGGTGGGCGCCGTCACGGCGTCGTAGTAGCCCGACCGAGATGTAAACGCCTTTTGGAAGGTGGTCAGCGCATAGCAGGGGATCTCGATGTCGAGTGCCCCCGCTACATTGGCGGTGCCGTAAGTGCCCATCGCCACAGCGACCTGAGCCGAGGCGCCCACAACGGTGTCACCACTCGTGAACGTGCCTTCCACGTTCTCGGTCCAACACACGTCGTAATGGTTGCCGGTATCCCCGTTGAGCGTCATTTTTACGGAGTCCAGATAGCCCCCGGCGTATGTGGTTCGTAAGACTGCTTTGACGAGCAGGTGGTTGAAGTCCTGGGGGATGGCACTGAACGTCACCGAGGGTTCGGCCACGGTGAGCACCTGGGAGGCGATGAGCGTCGAGCCGACCGCGGCGTCCAGCACGTTGGCGAGGCTTTCGATTTGCCCCGGGCCATTGGGGGGGTCCGTGCCCAGCGGGTACGGCAACGCCAGGCGCGAGGTGTAAGCGGGCATGGGCGCCTTTCAGTCGTAGGCGACGGTGAGCACAAGACCCGCGGGGAGCGCGGCCTGCATGGCGGCGACGAGTTGGGTCCCCGAGCCACCTAGGGCATTCCAGGTGGCAAAGGCGGCTTCTAGTGCGTTCCAGGTGGCGTATTCAGATCCAACGTAAAACCAAGTGCCAAGCACGCCGGCCCCCGGCACCGTGACCAGCACCTTGTACGGGTCGCCCTCGTAGCGCTCGGTCACCACAACGCCCGTGGTGGTAGTCAGGAAAGTGGCCGCCGCTGCGATGAGCGCGTCCACGGTGCCCCGCTGGAAACCCTGTTCGCCGGTGATGGCCGCCCGCATCTGGGCGTCGGTGGTCTGTAGCGAACTGAACCGCACGCCGACGAACTGGGCCAGCCACGGCAGGTCGGCCGTCGGGCACCGGGTGACGTCGAGCAGGATCGACCAGCCCGGGTTCTGGCCTTGGTCGCGCGCCAGCGTGTCCGTCGCCTGTAGCAGCGAGCAGGGCCCTTCAAGCCAGGAGAGGAACGGGTAGCCGTTGCCGGCGTCGCTGTCCTGGACGAATTGGGGCAGGAAGCCCCACAGGGTGGCTGTGTCGGGCGAACACGTCGAAGGGGTGAGCATTACGAGTGAGCCGAGACGGCCCCGGAAATGGTGCCGACGGTGGTGAGCGGGGCGTCACCCGGTAGCGAAAGGTTCGCGGTACCTGGGCTGTTGCCGTGGATGTTGATGGTGACGGCGAGACCGCCCCAAAGCCCCGGTGTGGCCGCCAGCACGCCTACGACGCCGAGGTAGTTGACCGTCGTCGCCGTCGGGTCCCAGGTGCCAGCCAATACCAGCGTCAGGACCGCGGTGCCTGAAGCCGTGGCCGGGTTGGAGATGGTCACCGAGCCGTCGTTGTTGACCGAGATGACCGCCGTGTTCGTCGGGATGCCATAGCCGCTGATGGGCTGGCCTGGCTCGACCTCGAAGGCGGGGTTGCCCTGAGCGTTGGCGGGCACGACTACGCCGGTGACGATGTCCGAGCCAGCGGTAAGGGTGCCGGCCAGATCGACCGAGGGAAGGCCCCAATTGCTGGGCGAGAGGTAGGCGCTGACCGCTGCGTCCCCGGCCGCCTGCACGGTGGTGATGTTCGCTCCCACCTGAGCGATGCCCGACCACGTGACGTCGATCTCGGTGTAGGTGGGCGAGATGACGAACACGAGGAAGTTGATCTCGCGCTGGCCCTCCAGGTAGGCCTGCAGGGCGGCCGTGACGGTCGGTGACAGGGCATTGCCGTCGATGTCCACCGCGGCGACGGTGACGCAGCGCTCGACGCCGGTGAGGTCCCCGAGCACGACCGTGCCGGTGGTCAGGGAGCCGGTGGCGGCGTGGCTCATCGTCACCTGCGTTGTCGAGACGTAGGCGCTGATGGTGGTGGAGCTCGGGATGTCCGTGCCCGTCACCAACCGGCCGACATCTTCGGCGCTGAACGAGCCGGCGGTGTCCACGAGAGCGGTGGTGGTGGCGAGCGTGATCGTCCCCGTGATGGTGCGCCCGGCCGCCAGCAGGTTGATCGCCATGGCCCGGTAGACCCCGGCCACGTTGGTGGCCAGGGCGGCGAAGTCTTGGGGCAGGATCGGGCGCGGGCTGAGCAGTTGCAGCTCGGCCGATAGCCGGTTGAGGTAGGTGGCCAGCGACTCGGGGTTTGCCCCGCCCGAGGTCGTGGACGTGGCCACCACACTCTGGACGAAGGCGAGCTGGTTGACGAGCACCACGGGCACTGAGTCGGCGATCGAGTTGTTGACGGCTCCGGTCGTCGTCGCCTGGATGATTACGCCGGTAGCCGTCGACGAACCGGGCGGCACGGTGAAGGCGTTCACGGTAGCGAACTGGACCTGCACGTTGCCGAGGGTCTGGTAGGCCACCAGTGTGCCGGCGGGGACAGTGAAGCCGGCCGAGCTGACCATGGTCCACGTCGTCGTGGCTTGGCTGGCGGCCCCGGCGATGGGGAAGATGTTGACCAGCGACCCGAAGTACTGGAAGATCGCCGGCGGGACCTGTGCGGCCACTGTGGCCGACTCGCTGGCCATCTGCGCGAACTGCTCGAGGAGCAGGACGTCGAGTTGGCCCTCCTGGGGCACCCAGCCGGGCAGGTTGGCGGCGATCGTCGCCAGGGCGGCCTGCACCATGGCGTTTGGGTCCGTCGTGACCGGCAAGACGATGTAACCGTTGTTGATGGTCAGGGGCGTGATGTCCGACATCGGTTAGGAACCCCCCGCCACCAGGGCGACGGCGACGTTGATCGACTCTGCGCCCAGGCCGTCCGTGCTTACGCTCACCGTTGCATCTGCTCGCGGCTCCCATTGGCTGATGGCCTGGACGATCTCGCTCACGTTGGCGGTGGCGAACGTCGGGTCGACGACGCCATAAGCGGGCACCATCGTGCGCTCGCCGATCACCGTGCCGAGCAGCACGCCGACTGACTGCGCCACTTCCGCGGCGGTGTCCTGGGCTACGACGTCCCAGCTTCCCGAGGGCCCGATCACGAGAGGGAACGCCAGGTGTGGGACGACTGGCGTAGCGTAGAAGACGGCCACGCTGGCGTCCGGGGGCGGAGGAGGAGGCGTCGGGACCTCGGGCGCCATTGCCATACCCGGCACGGCGAACCCCGGCCTCGCAAGCCCGGGGACGGATGTGGTGATGGCCAGAGAGGGTGTCGGGGCTAGCGTGACGTCCCAGGTGTCGCCTGCGTTGTCCCAGGTGTCGCCCGAGTAGTCCCAGTTGTCAAAGGACATTGCGTCCCCTTACGGAACTACGAGCACGGAAAGCGAGGACCAGGGGATGTGCGGGAAGGCTGCATAAGCCTCGGCCATGTTCACGGGCCAGTTGGGAGGCGCCGCGGTCGACCAGCCTTGGAAGGTCTGCCACGGAGCGTAGTTTTCCATTGCAATGCTGAAATAGCCGGAGTCTGAATCGATGGCGTACGCACCATAAGTCTTGAGCGCTTGGAATACCATCGCTTCAAAAGTGCCCATGCCGCTCGGCGTGGCTACCCCCGACTCAAAGAAGTACAGCGTCCCCTCAGGAATACCGCCGCTGCCTATCGAGGTTGAGCCGTCTCCGTGGACGGCAGGGAGGACACTGGTACCTGTGCCAAACCCTACGGTGAGCGCAAGAGGATGGTTGATCGTCCCGTACAGCCAGTCGGCAACAGTGATAATGCCAGCGCCATACGGCGCACCAGACGCAGTCGATGATGTTGAGTAAGAAGCAAGCGCACCGGTCGACGAGACGGTAAACCCTGCCGTAAATGAACCGTTGGTCGCAACTATCTGCACGGTGCTTGCCGTCTTGGCTGAGGCATTGGCTTGCCAGAAGTTGAACATGACTGGGCCTGAATAAGAACCCCACGTTTCGTCGTCCACGTCCCAGACGACCATCTCAGAGTCAGAACCTGGGGCGGCAACCCAAGCGGGGGGCAACGGCACCTCGGGGTTCCCGTACCCGCTCCCGACGTTTATGTCGGTATCTGTAAGCTGCAAACCATGGACCACGTAGCGCGACGCACCTGTTGACAGCGACATCGTGCCGCCGTAAGCGGCCATCCCGTTGACGAGGTTGGCCACAAGTGTGGCCGAATTACTGGCCAAAGTCGGGCTAGTGGGGATCTTCGCAGCCCACGGAGAACCCGGGAACGGCTGTGTAGGTTCAGCACCAGTAGCCGTATAGTCAGGATTACTTGAGTTCCACCCCGTTGGACCACTGCCACTATTTGGCGTGCCATAACCATAAACAGTGGTACCACCGTTAGGAGACATCAGGGTATAGATGGTCACGCCAGTTGTTGGGGTAAGGACTTGCCCAGGCTGCGGACCAATCCAGTTGACGCCAGGAAAGCTAGGTGCGTAACCGCCCGTGCCGTTCTCCGTCACCACCACTGTGGCCGTAGAGACACCGCTGGGCCAGTTCTCGAAAGAAAAGGCACAGTTGGCACCTAACGTAACTTCTTGCGTCAGGCCGCTAGCGAGGTTTAGAAGTTGAGTCGAACCGGTAGCTGTAACCGACGTCGCAATGGTGGACAATGGCGTCTTGAAGGTGGCGGCCGTCCCGCTGGTAGCGGTGAGGATCTCGTTGGGCGTGGGCGTGCCGCTGACCGTGATGCCGCCCACGGCGGTGGCATTGGTGGCCGTGGTGGCCGTGGTGGCCGTGGTGGCGTTGACCGCGTTCGTGGCGTTGCCGGCGGTGAGCCCCGCCGCCGTACCGGTGAGGTTGGTGGCCACCCCGGAGGCGGGCGTGCCCAGTGCTGGCGCCGTCAAAACTGGCGCCGTGAGGGTCTTGTTGGTGAGCGTTTGAGCGGCCGTCGTGCCAACCACCTGTTGGTCGATACCGGCAGGATCGTAGGTACTGGTGCTCATGTTGCCGGTTCCCGGGAGGGACTGCCAGTCCGCCGCCGTGGTGCTTGTGGCCACCAGGGCCTGCCCTGAGGTGGGCGTCCCCGAGATGGTGATACCGCCCACGGCGGTTGCGTTACCTGCCGTCAAGCTGGCGGCGATACCTGTGCAGTTGGTGAGCACGCCTGATACCGGCGTACCGAGAGCCGGCGTGATGAGCGTCGGGCTCGTAAGCGTTGTGCCCCACGAGGGATCGGTGCCGTTCGAGATCAGGAACTTGCCGGCCGAGCCCGAGATGGGCAGGCCGACGAGCTGGCCGGCGTGGTAGTAGAAGATGGCGCCTTCAGCTAGGCCCGTGCCGTTGTTGGACAGCCACGCCGCTATCGCTGCGACGTCGGTCTCGACGTCGGTCATGACCTCAGCGGGCCCGTCGGTGCCGCTGGCGCGCGAGGTGGACCCGCTTACGATCGGCAGCGCATCAGGGAGCAGAGACATCAGCCCTCCAAGAACTCGGTACCGCCCGACCCACCCGAGGGGACCGCAGCGTAAGTGAAAGTGGCCGTCGGGAACGACATCACGTAGGGCCGGCCCATGCCGTTGCCGACGAAGAGCACGACGCACGGCGTACCGACGGTGGGCGTCCATCCCGGCACGGTCTGATAGGGGGCAGGCCCGTAGCCAACGGTGCCGCCGAAGATGTCGTTGAGGGTGAACCACACGGCCGGTACGGTGACGGCGGGCTGGCCGGCGATGGACACAATGGCAGTGCCCACCTGGGTGACGATGGCTTCCTGCGGGCCGGGCGCGGGCGGGATGGCCACTCGGATCCCGAGTTGTTCCTTGAGCAGCTTCTGGCCCCAAGCGTTGAAGTCGCTCATGGGATTTTTGCCGGGAGACCCCGGACTTCAGGCCGGGGAGGGATAGGCGCCGGAGCGCTAGCTCCGGAGAGTTCTCGTCCCAGCCAGGGCATACACTGGGACCTATGGAAGCGAGGTACACCTACCGGCTGCGCGTGACGCCGGCTCAGGCCCGCTCGCTTCAGGAGGTCTTCGACTCCTGCCGGTTCGTGTGGAACACCTCTCTTGGGCGCTGGCGGGACCTGTGGCGTTACGAGGGCCTGAGCTTGTCGTGGGTGGAGACGGCGGCCGAGCTGACCGACTGGCGAAGCCGTTTCGACTGGCTGGCCGCGGTGCCGGTGACTCCCCAACAGCAGGTGATCCGGGACCTCGGTAAGGCGATCCGGGCTTTCTTCGACCCGAAAAACCCGGCCGGCCGGCCGAGGTTCAAGAAGAAGGGCTCGCACTCCACGGCGTCGTGGAACGCCAACGGGTTCGCTCTCCGTGAAGGCCGCCTCTCGGTTGCGGTCCGGGCCGGCCGCACTGACCTGCGGGTTGTGTGGTCCCGGGACTTGCCCACGGCGCCGAAGTCGGTAACCGTCTACCGGGACGCCGCTGGTCGTTGGTGGGCAAGCTTCGTCGTGCGGGTCGAGGCCGATGACGTTGGCGTTACTGGGGCCAGCACCGGCCTGGATGTGGGACTGACCACCTTCGCCACTACGGAGTTCCCGGGCGCCGATGTCTCTAATCCTCGTTTTGCCCGTCAGGCTGCCAAAGCGCTCGCTCGTTCGCACCACAACCTTTCCCGCAAGAAGAAAGGGTCGAGCAACAGGTCCAGGGCGAAGACAACCACAGCGAAGGTGTATGCGCACACCACCAACCAACGGAAGGACTGGCAGCACAAAGAGGCCCGCAAACTGGCCCGGCGGTTCGACCGTATCGGCGTCGAAGACCTCCGCATCAAGAACATGGTCCGTAACCGGCACCTCGCCCGGGCCATCTCCGACGCCGGATGGGGCGACTTCCTCGCCGCCCTCAACTGGCACGCCCGTAAGGCTGGGCACGAGGTCGTGCGCCTCGATCCCCGCAACACTTCTCAAACCTGCTCCGGGTGTGGTGCGAAAGCCAAGCACCACCTCGGGTTGGCAGACCGAACCTTCTTGTGCGAAGAGTGTGGACTGGTCGAAGACCGGGACCGCAACGCAGCACGGAACCTGAACCCGGACCGGTGGGATAAATCCGTACGGGTAGGTCAGGGCGTCGACGGCCGTAAGACCTTGGTCCCTGCGGGGACTGAGGCAGCCTGAGCCCCAGAATCCCCGTCGTTTACGTCGGGGAGTTGTCAAGGGCGCCTCACAGATATTGAAGGGTGGGCGTTCCGAGCCTGACCGCCTCGGCCGACATCGGCGCCTGAAGCGTCATCGTCCCTTGTGGGTTATAGAGGTTGCGGGCCATGCTGAACACGAGCCACGGGTTGCGCCCGAGCGGGCCCATGCGGGCGAGCGTCACAGCGTCGCCGGGTTTCCACGGCCACAGGTCGCTCATCGCCGTGACCGTGACCTGCCCCAGAGGCATGCCAATGTCATAAGTGCCGTCCATGTTCAAGATGGCCGGCGTGAATTCGGTGAGCGTGCCAGCCGAGCCAAACTCGCTCATTAGCCACTGGTCCGAGCCCAGGTAGAGCACGCCTTCGCACTCGTAGGCCCGGTAGCCGGCCGAGTTGGCCAGCCGGTTGATGGCCGTCCAGCTGTCCTCGTTGGGCGTCGACGTCGTACCCCGGGAGATGGTGACGGACTGGCTGACCGTGGTGGATGCGGTGAAGCCCGAACCCGTGTCGAAGCTGACCGGCCCCGGCTCGGCCTTGAGCGTGGCCCCGGGAACCTTCGCCAGTAGGCTCTCGACGAAGCCGACGAGGTCAGTGGCCGACTTCCACGCCAGCGGTCCGCTCTGCTTGCGCAGGTCGTAGGCCAGCGCGGCCTCGAAGGTGATCTGCAGCTGGTCGGCCTGCTTGGCGAAAGCGACCAGGGCGAAGTTCAGCCCGTCGAAGGTCATCGTGTCGCCGAAGTCGAACAGCGCCGAGTTGAGGATGGAGCGCGAGGCGTCCTGTAGCTGCAGCACTGCGTACGAGGCGCCGTCGATCTGACGGTTCATCTGCAGGTCGGTCACGCCGGATGTCAGGTCAGTGGGTACGCCTGGCGGGGTATCGCCCGGGTTGACGATGGGCACCAACTGGGACAATGGCACTTCGCCCACAAGCACGTCCGCCGCGCTGAGCTGCGTGCTAAAGCCTTTGGCCGGGGTGACCCCGAGGACCGGGACGGTGCTCACGAGCTCGGCATTATGAGGACCTGACCCACCTGGATGTTATTTGGGTCGCGTATATTATTGGCGGAGGCTATGGTCGGCCACAGGGCCACGTTGCCGAGCACCCGGGCGGCGATGCCTGAGAGCGTGTCGCCGGACTTGACCACGTACGTGCGCCGGGAGGTGGTCGACACGTGGGAGGACGTGAGCGCCTTCTGTGCCACCTTGGCGGGCGAAAGGTTGGTCAGGACGGCGGCCGTAGCCGAGCAGTACTCGTACAGTGTGACGTGGATCGACTGCTGGGTGCGGGCGCCATCGTCGTTGCGGATGACATTGTCCTGGTCGAACTTCAGCGTGTAGACGATCCAGTACAGCGCCTTGGCTTGGGCGTCGATCGGGCCCTTGACCGAGAGCACGGGCGGCTGGATGCCGCCGGCGGGCGGGTACTGCCAGGCGAACAGGCGGGCGGCGTCAGGCTCGACCGAGGTGCCGCCGCCGTCTAGGAGCAGGTCGAGCACGAGCGACATGGGCGAGGCGTCGTACCACTGGGTGATGGCTTTCTGGCGCGGCCTGTCGACTATCTGCCAGCCGCCCGACGAGCCAGCACTGACGGGCTCGCAGGTGGCGTCGCCGACCATCCCGAAGTTGACCGACGTGCCCTTGGGTAGCACCGGGGTGAGCGTGAGCGCGTACGGCCCCGCCGAGCTCGCTGCCGTCCCCGAACTTGCCGGCCTGACGGACACCCCAGTAGTGCCGGGGATAGTGACAATCATCCTTAGTCACGCTCCTCGGATGAGGTGTATAGTCCGGCCATGATCAAGCGTTTCGTGGCCGTGGTAGCTATCGTCTTGGGGGCAACTGCCCTCACGGCGACAGCCTCCGCATCATCGGTCGGTTTCTACAACATGAAGACCCTGGATGCCTCTGTCCGCTCTGCCATTGGGAAGAACCTGAGAGCGGTCAACGCCCTCCAGGGCTATTCGCTCGTCCTCAAAAACGTGACGTGCGTCCCCGCTGACCTGAACTACTTCTGCAAATACGTCCTCCGCGATCCGGGCATAAACCTGACGCTCTCGTACCTGGAACAGGTCAAGGTCTACGACGACGGCTACGCCTGGAAGTCTGTTGGCAACCCGACGCTCATGTCGGCACCCTGAAACCCCTACTTCCTAGCGACCGACTGCTTCGTCCCGGCAACGGCGGCGCTGTGGATGTTGGCCGGTTTGAACGCCGTCGCAGCGTTAGCGGCAGCGGTACCGAGCTTGCCGGCCGCCGTCTCTAACTGACTGGCCGCACTGGTGAGGTTGAACGCCGCCGTCTGAGTCGTGTTCGCAGCGTTGGTCTGCTGGCTGGCCGCGTTTAGGAACTTCGAGAGCGTCGCCGTCTCCTGCTTGGCCGCGTCGGAGAGCTGAGAGGCGCTCATCTTGTTATGGTCGGCAGCGTCCTGCTGCTTGACCGCTGCAGCGATGAGCTGAGTCTCCGCCCCGGCCACGGACTTGTCCTGGCCCGCTCCGGCCTTCATCTTGCTGGCGGCCGTGAGCGCACTGACGAAGGCGTTGACAGAGGGAGCAGAGACGCCCATGGCCGTCCCAAGGTGGCCAGCCGGGCTCCGGGCGTAGAGTTGCGCCGCCGTCGGGAACTGGGCCTGGTAGGCCGTCAGACTGCCTCGGGCGTTGCGCTGGGCCGTTCCCGCTGCCACCGCTGCCCCGGCCAGCCCCTCGTAGGCCATGGAGTGCAGGCCCGGGTGCGTGCGCTCGTAGACGGCGAGGCTCCCCGTGGCGTTGCGGTCGGCAGTCTGCGCCACGCTGAGGCGCTGCTGGAGTTGCTTGGTGAAGATCGGGTTTGCCTTGGTTTGGCGAGTGGTGAACGAGCCCATCAGCCCGGCGAGAGCACCGATGCCCCCGCCAACAAGCCAGTTCAGGCCAGGGATGGGGATAACGCTTGCAATGGTGGCGCCGAGGATCGCACCGTGGGCCACGTCGACGGCGGTGCGGTCCTCTTGTGAGGTCAGGTGCTTCGTCTTCAGGTAGGGCTCGCCGTATTTGTTGAAGGCGTAGAGGGCCGCGGCTCCGACGACTGCCTTGGTGGCAGCCCCGAGTGCGAACTGCTTCAGGTTCTTGCCGCCGAGGCTGAACATGCCGAACAGCCCGGCGTCCTCCTCCAGGCCCGTGGCCGCGGTGCCTTCGCCTGCAGGTACCAGTGACGTGCCTCCGCCGCCTGGCAACCTCGTGCCGGGCACGCCCATGAGCCGGTCGGCCGCCACCTGCAGGCTCCCCCCGGCGGCGTTCAGGCTGGTGCCGGCGACGTTGAGCGACGCACTCGAAGCGGCAGACGAGCCGCCTAAGAGGTACCGGACGCCAGAGCCGAGCTTCTCGATGACCGAGATCGTCTTTATGGTCGCAGCACCAGCCACGATCGAACCAGCAAGGATGCCCAACGCGGCCAAGGCGCCCTTGTTCTTGCCGAACCACTGGCCGACGCTGAGCAGGTCTTTGCCGAAGGTCTCCAGCGCCGGGGTGATGTCCTGGCCGATCTTGATGGTCAGGTTCTCGAACGCCTGCCCCAGCTTGGCGAACGTGACGGTCGGCTCACCGAAGGCGAGGGCGAGCTCACTGCCGTAGGTCTTCGGGTTCTCACCTGCAACGATCCCGGTTTGTTTAGCTGTAGCGGTGGCGCTCTCGTTCATGAGCTGCATGATGGCGGCGCCGGTATGACCGCCTCCGAACATGCCGCCGATGATGGCGGACTGCACGCTCTTCTCCGCTTCAGTGCCGGTGGTGCCCTTGGCGAAGCCCATCCCTGCCAGTTGCGCCGTGGTCATCTTGGCGAAGCTGGCGATGCCGCCCGCGCTCTCCATGACGGACGCCTGTGCCGGGGTGAAGCCGAGGACGCGCAGGTATTCGCCCGCACCGGAGCCGACGCCCTTAGTGCCGCCGGTGATGGTGCCCAAGCCGCCGCCGTAGAAGGCGCTGGCAAACGTCGAGCCCGTCACGCGTCCGGTCGTCAACGTGTTCAGGTAGCTGAGGAGCGCAGCGCCGCCCTTCGAGCGCAGCGTGCTAGCGGCGGTGGTGATGTTGCCGCCGAACAGCTCGAATCCTTCCGACGCCTTGGCCGACGGGGCGGCAAGCATGCCGATGGCGGTCTTGAGCCGGGTGGATGCGCTGGTGGCCCCCATGGCTGGCGTCAGCACGTCGAGCCACGCGCCGACGGTGTTCAAGGGGATACCGAAGGTCTTGGCGATGGACAGAAGGCCGGTGCCCATGGCCGCCGAGACGCCGCCGACGGTGATGTCGCCGTGGCCGGTAACGGCGTTGATCCACTCGTTTATCGCTTTACCCGAGGCGGCCGAGTAGGTGAGAGCTTTACCGCCAGCAGTGAGGGACAGTTGATTGCTGACGATAGCCCCGTACGCCTTGGACTCAGCCGTCGGGTTCGCTGAGTTGCCCGCCAAGACGTTGAGCTCGGCCGCCTGGTTGGTCATGGCCAGCAGCGACGAGGTGCTCGTCTTCAGCGCCGGGTTGGCCGATGCAAGGTAGTAGGCCATGTTGGCGACGTTGGTGGCCGACATGCCGGTGGCGTCGCTGATCTTCATGAAGCCAGCGGCCAGGGCGGGCAACTGCTTGGCGCTGAGGCCGGCATTGATCCCGAGCTGGGTGACCTGCTGGTTGTAGGTGAGGAACTTCTTGACGCCCTCATATCCCACTACCGCACCGATGATCGAGCCCCACTTGAGGATCTTGGTCGACCCGGCCACGGCGGCGTCCCACGAACCGGCCACACCGGCGGCGGCGGTCTTCGATGCGTCGGCCACTTTGCCTTGGGAGGCGACCACGGCGTCCGAGGCAACCCCGACCTTCTCGGCTGCGAGCTCAGACGCGCCGGCGATGTCGCTTTGGGCACCAACGATGGCGTCCCGGGCGGCGACCGTCTCAGTTGCCTCCGCCTTGACGGCATCCGCACTGGCGCCAGCACTCGTCTTGACCGCGTCGGCCGACTCCTCGGCGCTGTCGGAGATGGTGCCGGCCGTCTCTTTGGCCAGCTCGGCCGCCCGCTCCTGCTCGTCGTTGAAGGCGGCTAGGGCCTCGGTGGCTGCCTGGAGCCCGGCCCTGAAGGTATCCGCATCCAATAAAACAAGCCTGGCTCCAACAGCTTCAACGGCCCCCATATCGCTCACGGGCGTATCTCCTTAGCGTGGGGGTTGGCGGGTATAGCGACGGAGTAAGATCTTTGACGAGTACCCATATATGCGTATGGACTCGCCGCTGGCTAGGAGACAGCGTTCTTATGGCTGAGATCGAGATCAAGCGGATCGGCCGTCACATGGCCGTCATCCCCATCAAGGGGACAGCACCCCTGATCGTTCACCGCTTCGACGAGAAGTCGAAGCAGACAATGCTGGACAGCATGCAGGGCCGCAAGAAGCCCAAAGAAACACGGGATCCCGATGCCGACTATCAGCGGGCGTTCCACCGCCTGCCGAATGGCGATTACGGTTTTCCGGCCACGGCGTTCAAAGCTGCGACCGTGGGAGGTGCCCGCTATTTTCAGGACAAGAAATTGTCCATGACCTTGCTCAAGCAATCGCTGTTCGTGACCGGCGAAGGTCCCGACATGCTCGTTCCCATCGAGGGCGCCGAGCCGAAGATGCGAGAGGACCATGTTCGCATCAGCATGAGTTCCACCGACCTGCGCTACCGGCCGATGTTTGACCCGTGGGGCACGACCCTGAACGTCATCTTCGTGCCGACACTTCTCAGCCTTGAGTCGGTGGTCGCCCTAGTCGATGCCGGTGGCCTTGGTGGCGTAGGCGAGTGGCGCCCGTCATCCAAGATGTCAGCGACCGGTGTCTACGGCACCTATCAGGTCGACATGGAGTCCGAGGTCAAGGAGATCAAGCGGTGAGCAAACGCCAAGTTATCGAGGAAGCACTACAGGCCATCTATGACGAGAGGGGCGACCTCGTGCCAGCACAGATCGTCACGCTCGCTTCAGATGCCGCCCACCCGCTACATCCGTTCTTCACCTGGGACGATTCGACAGCGGCAGCCAAGTACCGGCTCGGCCAAGCTCAGGCCCTGGTCCGGTCGGTCAAGATCAAGGTCGTCACCGATAACGACACTTACAGCGTGCGCGCTTGGCACGCTCTGCGCAATGTCGGCCAGGACCGGACTGGCTACGTGCCCGACTCGGAGGTCCAAGAAAATCCTGAACAGCGGAAGTTCCTTCTTCAATCGTTCAAGCGGGACTGGAATGCGATGAAGCGTCGCTATGAACACGTCGACGAGTTTTGGGACGTCATCCGCCAGGATGTGCCCGTAGCCGTTTAGTAGTTCAGTCATGGAAGGGTTAGGTCGGTCCCGGTGCTGCTCGGAGCGGCAGTGCTGGCCGTGGCAGTAATGGCTAGGAGGGCATAGGCGCGGCGTGGCAGGTTGGGTGCGGCTTGGCCAGGCGCGGCGTGGTACGTCAGGGTTCTGCTCGGCGCGCAATGGCAGGCGAGGTCAGGAATGGTGCGGTACGTCATGTTCGGGTTTGGCGTGGCAGGTTGGGTGCGGCTCGGCCAGGCGCGTCTTGTTGCTGAGCGTCTGGGTGCGGCAGGAATGGTGCAGCGGGGTGCCGTTTATAGGCCGATGTGGGCGATCTGCTCGCGCACCGCCTTGAACTGCTCGCTCAGGAACTTGAGCTGGTCGAGCCGGCGCTTGCCGTCAAGCTCTAAAGCCTTGGCGAGGACGGCCGTGCGGATCTGGAGCTCGTCACCTGTCGAGGCCAGCCATTCCATCGGGTCGTGACCGAGCAGTGCCACGTAGGCGGCCTGTTCAACTAAGGAGTGGCCCTTTAGGGCCTCGGAAAACCCTTGTCGGCCTTCTCCGACGCCTTGGACGACCACTCGGCGAGTTGAAAGGCGGCGCTCGTCAGGTCGCCCTCGGTGACGTACAGCGCCCGGCACACCCCTACCGCCGTGCGACCGTCGGTGACCAGCGCCGGCCCGAGCATGGCGGCCAGGTCGGGGTCCATGCGCGTCCAGGCGCCGGTAGGGTCGCCCTCTCTCAGTGAGTACTGCGTCTCGTCACCGGGGAGGATGGCGTAGACGCCGATGCAGCAGTCGGCCAGGATCTGGGCGTTGGTCTGAGTGGCCCAGTCTCGAGCGCCGATCTTCTGGAAGCGCTCGGAAATGGCCGAGGCCTCGCTGGGCGCCACCGGGCGGTAGCGTACCCAAACCTTTAGGCCCATGCCCCGGCCGGACGGCGGCAGTTCGTCCCAGCGCGGTACTTCCAGGTCGAGGTAGAGCTCGTCTCTGACGGCGGCCAGCTTGGCCTTGAGGCCGGCGAGCGGGGACGGGACGGGCGGCGGTGTGGGTGCTTCCGAGCGGAAAGCCTCGGGCTCGGGTTCAGGGCCCGGCTCCGAGGCTTCCACGGCGGTGATATTGACGTTGGTCATTTAGGGCGTGCTCCCTTTTGGTTTGCGGTGCGCTGGTTTAGTTGGCCAGGGTCGTGGCGTTGATCTGTACGGTCCACTTACGGGCGGCTTCGGAGTCGGAGTCGACGTTGCCCAGCTTTATGTCGCCGAGCATGCCTTGCCATGTGCGGGGCGTGCCGAAGGCGGACAGGTTGGCGTCGAGCGGCTGCTCGCTCACCGTTGCGCGGGCCATGCCGCTAAGCGCGAGGAGCTTCGACGACAATTGCTGGTCGTTGTCGCCGAACCCGTCGCTGCCGTTGTTGTAGACGCGTTCAAGGGTGAGCGCGTCGTATTTGATCAGGCTCGGGTAGATGACCTCGGTCTTACTGCCGCCGGGCCGGTGCTTGATTGGTGCGGTGGTGACATCTCCACCGTCTCGCTTGTCCCAGGTGCCGCAGTTGATGGCTGCCGCACCCGCCGGGCTGAGTGGTTGAACATGAAGGGTCAACAGTGCCATCTGTTCTGAGGACATGGGTTTCCTTTCGTGCTAAATCGTGATTGGAAGGGCGATTAGGTACCGGCTGAGGCGTTGGTCCCAGCCGGGACTACGACCACGCTGTTCATGACGAACTCCGCCGTGGGACTGAATGCCACGGTCGTGGCCGCGAGCAGTTCGCCCGCGGCGAGGGTTATCGGGGTGTTCACCTGCGGGCCGGTGTTGACGCTGAAGGCGGCCGAGGCGGTGGCCCCGTACAAGGCACCGTTTTGCCACTCGCCCTGGCAGACCCCGGCGATCGCTCCGTTGTAGGCGCTGATGGTATGGCCTTCACCGTCGATCTGTTCGAAGACGAAGGGCTTGCCAGCCTGGTCGAACAGGCTCTTGAGCGACATGCGCTCCCGGGCGTAGTTGGCCTGCGCCCACGCCGGGTTAGACGAGAAGGTGACGAAGCCGTAGAGCTCCACCGGTCCCCCCTGGCCGAACTGGCGGATGACCGAAACCCCGGCCGTGTTCAGCGTGCCCCGGTCGGCCTGGACATAGGTCTGCGTGACGCCGATGGCGTAGCTGGAGATGCCATTAGCGCCGGCGGCGGCGACGTTGCAGTTGTTGTTCTGGTCCGAGGTCGCCAGGAGGGCAGCGACCAGAGCGGAGGGCGGGACCGTGCGCGTGTTGGCCACAGGGGACGCCCCGATGGCCGCGCCGGCAATGCCGGGGATGATGACCCACGGGGCCAGGAACATCCCGAAGGAACCGTCGCCGCTCGTGATGCTCTGCACCGAGCTCACGACGGAGCTCGCGGTCGCGGAGTCGACATCGTCGCAAAGAGCGAACCGGTTGTTGATCAGCGCGCCCGAGGACGGATCGAGCGCACCGGCGTGGGCGAGGAGAGCCTCCCACCCGAGTACGGTCGTGTGGCCTGGCGCGCAGACCTGGCCGGGGCCGAGCTCGGGTGGGAACGCAGTCAGAGCGCTGGTCCACGGCGTCTCGGTGACGCCCGCAAGGTTGTCGGCGCCCGTAGCGAGGTTGGTGGCAGCCAGGACGGCCGGGTTGTTGGTCGGCGAGACGCTCGCGCTGCCGTCGTTGGCGATCGTGAACGGGAACGCCCACGGCGTGGTGCCGGCCATGTTGGTGGCCCAGGTAACGGCGTCCGCCGGGAAGAACAGGTTCGGCGATACCCAGCTCTGGCCCGTGGCCGGGTTGGCGATGGTGATGACGTAGCTGTTGGAGGCGGTGCCGTTCGCCACTGCCACGGTGCACGCGTTGCCCCACACGCCGCCGCCGTTGGCCGTGACGGTCAGGGTGGAAAGCGGGCTGCCGGCCCGGTCCACCAGGACCAGGGTGGCATTGACGGCCGACGGGCCCACGATGCGGGAGCCGTAGGCCAGGACCCCGCCATCGTGGAAGAACTCGTCAAACCAGTCGTAAAACATCGTGTAGCCGTTGCGGGTGCCCAGGTAGGAGGCGTAGTCGGTCATCGACGTGATGGGGATGGCCACGCCGACCGGCCCTTGGGCCGCTTCACCGGTGACGAACGCCGTGCCGGTGCTGGGGGCGAGCCCGGCCGACGGAGCGGCGGCGATGATGTTGACGTAGTTGCCGGGGGCAGTGGGGACGGTCATGCTTGGACCTCCTGGGGACGGGCAGGCTCGGAGCTCTTGACCGGTACCGCCGTGGGCGGCGCGGCCTTGGGCTGGTTCCCCGCGAGACGGAGATGGCCCTGCTCAATAAGGTGTTGGTGACGCTCGCTGTCCTCGATCTCGGCGATTTCTCCGGGGTGCAGGTGGCGCCCGTTGTCGAGACAGATGGGATAGCTAGCGTTCGTGACGACGGTGATCTGGCTCACGAGGGTTCCTCCTGGGTGATGGTGACGCCGGTGTAGATGACTTCGGTGGGCTCGGCTGGGGCGAGCACGGACGGGACGGTCGGCCCGCCGAAGGGGCTCATGGCGTTGGACAGGGTGACGCCGAACATGACCAGCGAGGTCATGCGCCACAGCGTGGCGGACCGGGCCTCGGTGCCGATCTTGTAGCCGTGCCACTTGGTGCCCTCGGCGAAGGGTTGCGGGAGCCCGGTCACTGAGTTCGTGCCGACATCGCCAAGGCCGGGGTGCTGAGCGATGGCCCCGATCACCGCGGCGACGTAGCCGTTGCCGATGGCCCGGGACTCGTTGAAGTCTTCGGTGCCGCCGTAGAAAACGCTTACCCGGGCGTCGAAGGTGGTCCGGGTCGCGCCGTTCTGGCCAGTGCCGGCCGAGCGGGTAGGCATGCCGATGGTGCCGGGGACGACGACCATGACCTGAGCCGTGCCGGCGTCGATGGTGCGCTCCGTCGGCTGGTAGAGGTAGTCCTGGGGAACGGCGAGGAAGTCGCCTTCGAGTTGGCGGTTGATCTCGGCGATATAGGTCGGCAGCCACATTTGCAGCGTGCGGCGCAGGGCCACTTCGACAGAACCGCCCATGTAGAGCGCCCCGAAAACGTCGGGGAGATAGCTGAGGTCCCACCCCTGCCAGGTCGTGTCCACGGCTAGACCTGCCTCCACACGTTGCCCTCATCGAGGAAACCGTGCCAGCCGTCGCTTTCCGTACTGTCGCCCGCCCGGTCGCTGATGCTCGCCCTGATCTCCAATGAGCCGTCCGGGCACTCTCGGAAGGTGTGCGGTGGGAAGTTGACATGCTGGACGCTGCGGGCGCGCGCCGGCACACCTTCGTCCCGGGCGTTGGGCTTCAGGAAGAAGCACGAGAGGCCCGGGCCGGCGTAGCCGCTGATGGGGCCGCAGTAGTCACCGGGCCGCTCGAAGGCTGGCATGCGGCCGTCAGGAAAAACGGGGCGCCCCTCGTCGGTCAGGGCCTCGTCTGGGATTGGCTGGAGCCGGCGACCGATCAGGATGCGGGATGCCACTAGAGCGCCGACATTTCGACTTCGCCGGACATGAGCCAGCCCTCCAGGATGGCGGCCCACGCCTCGGCTGCCCCGCTGTCCAAGTCGACGATCTTGCGCTGCGGCGGCCACCCGGCCCCGGATGCGTGCAGGCGAAAGCCGCCCGTCTGGTGCCAATGCGCGTACGGCACGGTGGTGCCCGCCTCGACCGAGAACGGCGTCAGGATCGAGTAGGAGCCTTCGCCCTCGCTGGTGATCGAAGCCATGAGCACGCCGGTGTCCTGCAGTATCTCGTCGAAGTTCTGGTTGGTGCGCGCCCAGCTGCCAGTCATGGAGATGGTCGCTTCGGCCAGCGGCAGCCAGCCCGGCCCGTTGGCGTTGAAGCGTTCCTTCTCTATGGCGTGGAAGGACTCGATGACGGCGCCGAAGGCCGGCTCCCAGTCGGAGGCCCGGTCGACCATGGCGTCCAGTTGCTTCTGGAGAGCAGCCCCGCCCGCCAGCGGTTCGTAGCCCGTGCTCACGAGCGAGCCCAGGCGCTCATGAGCTTGTCGATCTGCTTTTCGATCTCGTCGAAGTTCATTTCCTTGCGGAGCTGGGGCTCCTTGTCGAGCATCAGCATCTTGGCCGCCTGGTAGCGGCACAGGCGCTGCAAAGACGGAGGGATAGCCACGGTGAAGCCGCCCGAGTAGACGACCTCCATGTTGGTGCCCTCGGGCGCGAAGGTGCCTAAGCGCATCCGAGCCTCGCCCGTGTCCGGGTAAGGGCCCTCAAGCGATCCCGTGTCGACACTGATGAGCGACCCAAAGGTGAGGTGCAGGGTTATGGACGTGATGCTGTACGTCCACAATTCGGTGTAGTGCGGAGCAGCCTGGTCGAGCCAGAACTTCCGCACCAGGTTGTCGGACTGGTAGGCGGCGGCTTGGGACATCCCGAGCGAGCCGTAGATGTCGAGCGGGCTGTCGGTAGAGGCCCCGTACTCGTCGGGGTCGATACCGAACAGGCGGTGTGACTCCACCACGTTCGTGAAGGGAGCCAGCCGGCGGTCTACGGCGTCCTCTATGGCAGCCGTGGCTTCGACCATGAGCTGTTCCACGGCCAGCGGGTCCGCACCGACGCCCTGCTGGCACAGAGCGGGAAAGAAGCGCTTGAAGTCGGCCGCGCTCGCCAGAGGCGGTGGGACCGTGCTGACGATGGCCATGCCGCCTCCCCCTGCTTACCCTGCGCCCGGTTCGGTGCTCTCGGCGTCCAAGACGGCAACGACTCCGCCGTTGTCGGGCGGCTCGGGGAACACGGTGGACGGCGTGGTGGTCTCGGTCGGCGCGACGTCGGCAGGCACGGCGGCACCTCTGGAGCGCATCGACCAGGCCGGGACCAGTGGCTCGCTGGCCAGCCCGGGCCCGGCATCCGCTGTGACGACGCCTTCGTAGATCTCGTCGTCGGGTTCGTCGACCTCGACTACCGGGTGGCCAGTGAACGGCACGACGACCTCGCCGACCTCGACGACCTCAGTGAATGGCGACGGAGCTGTGCCACCTTGGGGGAAGTTGGCCGGCACGACTTCGGCGAACTCGCCCTGGACCACAGGGGCAGGGTTGTGGGTGGCTTCCTGAGGGGGCGGGACGTTGCGGGTGACGGGTTCCTGGGTCATCGGTCGGACGAGAGCTCGATGGAGGGACCAGCGAAAACGGGAGAGGGCACCACGAAGGGCCCGGGCGACCACAGCTCGCCGGTGTACGGCTCGAACTCGCCACCTGTGCCGGTCGGCTCTTCGCCGGCCTTGTCCTCGGCGTAGGTGAACAACCGGAGGCCGTGGGGTCCCGTCACGTCGCTGACCGGTACCCAGCTCAGGGCGTCGATGGTGCGGGAAGAGCCGACGAAGGCGTACAGGGGCAGCTTGGAGTCAGGGTCGTACGTCTGCACCAGCACGGGGACGACGGGCGCCACGACGGGCGCAGCGGGCACGGGGATGCCGGCGGCGGCGGTCTTCAGCACCACGGTGGTGGAACTGATGCGGGACGCGGCGGCTTCGATGGCGGCGCTGTCCTCAGCCACGATGGCGGCTTGCAGGTCGGCGTCTTGCGCCACCAGGGCGGCCACGGCGGCGTTCAGGTCAAGGATTGGGGTCACGTGTTTCTCCGTCTGCGAGGGTCGTCACCGACCGGGGGATGGTGGCGCTCGGCCGGCTCGGGCTCGGGCTCGACTACGGCTTCGCCCACGAACGGGCTACGGGCGACTTTGCCAAGCATCACCGCGGCCTCGGCGTGTTGGCGTGCCACTTCGGCGCGGTCGCTGAACGGGCTGTGGGCGGTGCCTGAGTTCTGCGGCATATGTGCTCCTAGAGGAAAGGCCCGAGGGCCGGGCGCACGAGGGAGGCGCGCGCCCGGCCGGTCCCGGGGTGGGGAATTAGGCCGCCAGTGTGACCAGGGCGTTGGTTGCCCGGGCCAGGAAGTACTGGTCCCGGACCGCCAGGCAGTTGTCGTCCACGAAGGCGAACGGCAGGCTGTCCGGGCTGGACGTGGTCGGGTAGACGTTGACCGTCTGGAACTCCCGGACGTAGGGCCGGATGAGCAGGTCCGGGTCGAGTGGCAGCAGGTACAGGTTCTGCTGGCCCGTCGCCGGAGGAGCAAACCCGGTGTTGGTGCCCACGTAGGCGGCCGGGTAGGTCGCCGGGACGGTCGAGCCGTTCTGGGGGACCAGGGTCACGCCGGTGTCCACGATGGAGGTCGTGGGGATCGGGGTGATGTTGTCGCTCTGAAGCCCGACGTTGGCGTCGACGAAACCGAGGAGCGACTCGGTGCCCGTCCCGCCGGCGGCCGCAGTGCGCCACACCTTGTAATGGGTGGGCGAGAGCGTCTGGCCGAGCGTGGTCACCGACGGAGGTGTGAAGGCCAGGGTGATGAGGTTGACGCCCACGCCCGCACCCGTTGCCTGGCTGACCTCAGCCGAAGCCAGGATCTCGCCGAAGCGGGCGATGACGGCGCTAACCATGTACTTGTACGTGGTCGAGGCCGGCATGCCGCCACCCGTCGCCGTCGTGGTGGCCGTTACAGTGCCCATCGTGTTGGAGCGCGGGTTCAGGAAGGAGGACTTCATGATGGGGATGTTGCGGTAGCTCGCCACGATGAGACCGGGGGCGACCTCGACGTTGGTGAGCGCCCCATGGTCGGCAGCGATAAAGCGCTGCTGGTTGGTGAGGAGCTGGGCGATGCGAGAATCGACCGTCGAGCTCACCACGAAGGCGTACTTGGTCGAAGCACCGGGGTACTCGGCCGAGTTCGTCTCCACAAGTTCGATCATCTGGTCGAACAGGCCCAAGTCGAAAGCGGCGTTGGCCCAGGCGATCGTGTTCGGCGCGCCACCCCCCACGATGTTCACGAGGCTGTCCAAGCCGTCCATGTGAGGGTACGGACCGTTCAGGGTCGAAGCGGCGTTGCCCCACACGAGGTCCGTCTCGACGTCCCACATGAGGCCCCTACTGGCGCCCTGGATTTCCTTGGCCCGCAGCGACCCGATCAGGTCAGCGGTCACTGCCTCGGCGTAACCCGTGACACCGCCCACGATCTGGTAGTTCTTCATCGTCACCGGGAACTGGGCGTAGGTGGACGCGCTGATGGGCCGAGCACCACCGTCGGTGACGGCGCCGCCCGCAGCTACCTGCGTCCGCTGGTTGAAGTTGTAAACAGTCGATCCCCAGCGAACGGACGGGAGCACCCGGACCAGGGGGGCGTAACGACGCTGCATCTCGTGGACGACAGGGTCGATCTGCTTCTGGACCAGGGCACTCGCGCCGGTGGCGCTGAGGATGGCTTCGGAGAGTGCTGTAGCCATCGTTTTGTCCTTTCTGGACGGGGAGTTGAGAGGGGAGCCGAGCGCGAAAAAGCCCCGGACCGTCAAAACAGGCACGGGGCTTTTAGAGCGGGCTGGCTAGGCCATTTGTGGCAGGAGCGGGTCGAAGGTGTCGAGGATCGCCTTGTTGAAGTCCTCGTCGGACATCTCGGCCAGCTTCTTAGGGTCGCTCTCGACCTTGGACTCACCTATCGCGCGCGCCTGGGCGACCAAACCGCGCCGGGTGATGCCGCCAGAGCGGCGGACTTCCTCGATGACCTCTTCGCGCACCTTGGTGGTGGTGGCTTCGACGATCGACTCGCCGAAGGTCTTGAGGTCGGCCAACGTGACCGGCTTGGCCGCGGCAGCCGCATCGGCTTCGGCGACGACGCGCCGGGCCTTGGCGAGCTCGTCCTCGACCACGGGGGCGGGCTTGGCTGTCAGCATCTCGGCCAGCAGTTCGATAGGGGTCTTGGCTGCGGGTGCGGTCTCAGTGACCGGAGCGGGAGTGAGTAGAACGCGCAGTTCCTCGGTGGTGTACTCGGTCTTGGTAGCGTCCAGGGTCGCCGCCTGCTCGGGAGTGAGCAGCGCCTTGACTTGGTCCGCGCTGTGGACAGGCATAGATGCCCCTTTCGGTTGGCCGACGCTTTCGGCGCCGGGGACTGGTTGCCCGCACTGCGGGCAGAACATTGCGGGAGAAGCGAAGGAGGCGCCGCACGAGGGGCAATCCTCCATGTCGTCGTCGTCGGCCTCGTCGCCCGGCTTGATGTCGATGTCACCGTCGTTGTCGGGGTCGAGCGCCAGCAGGCCGGCCAGAGCGGCGCGGGCGATGCGGGTAGCCACCTTGGCGAGGTTTGCGGGCTCGTCGGTGTAGCCGCTGACGCTGATGCTTCCTTGCCCGTTGTCGAGGCTGGTGGAGGCGTACGCTTCGATCACGTCGACGAACTCGGCACCCAGACGGCCGAGGGTTTCGTCCAGGTCGACGGACTCTTTGGCCACGTCGATGCCGAACCGCTTGCATGCCGCCTTGATCTTGGACTTGATGCGGGCGAGTTGCGCGCTCGAGTACTTGGCAGCGTTGCCGCCCTTGTTGATGTACGACCAGGCGGACCGGGCGTGCCCCTTGGTGTCCAGGGGATAGCGCTTGACCTTGTCCTTCTGGTAGCCAGGATCGGCGTAGTTGCTGCCCGGCGTGAGCGCGCGCTCGTCGACACAGGCCGTGCACAGCCCGTCCGCCATCGGGTGGGCGATCTCGGCTTCGAGCAGAGCCAGCACGGACGGCCGCTCCTCTTCCAGGCTCACGTCGAGGTCGTCGACGGACTCGGTGACCGTGCCCGCCGGGAGCGATTCGCCCAGCTTGCCGGCGTCGATCTGCGCGCTGCCCACGCCCGGCCGGTGCGTGAAGTCGATGCCGGTGACGTCGAGGTCGGGGGCCGTTTCGTTGCCCTGGTCGTCCTTGGTCACGTCGCCGACCCACTGGCCGAAGATGGAGACCGTCTTCAGTGCCGCTTTGCCGTCCTTGTCCGGCACGGCCATGGCGGCGATGTCCCGGCCCGCGTCGGTGGGCAGGATGTCGGCCTCGAAGCGACCGGCGCCAGCGTCGTTCTGGTAGACCTTGGTCACGTTCGCCGCGGTGGCCCGGGTGTCGCCTTCAGCATGGGCCTTGTGCGAGGTATGCATCGGGATGGCCGCGCCACTCGCCAGGCGCGCGTTCATGCGCTTGACAGCGTGGCCGATGTTCTCCCGGTCGTAGCGCCGGTGGTTCCGGCTGACGCCGGGTGCCAGGAAGGTGCCCTTGAGCGTGCCGATTCGAGCCATGGGGCCCCTTTCGTTCAGATCGTGCCCGCCGGAGCAATCGAACACCGACAGTTGTGGACTAAAATGCCACTAGCGATGTACCAACCCGTCTCGGTGTGGAGGTTGTAAACGTGCCCGCTAAATGGAAGCCGCCGGACAGCGACGATTGGATCGAGGACTACCGCGCCGGCAAGTCCGTCAAACAACTGGCTGACGAGTTCGGGATCGCCCGCAATGCCGTGACTAGAACTCTCACCGAGAGGGGCGTCATCGTTCGAGACAACGCCACTGCCAACCGGCTCATGCAGGCGGATAGGTCGCCGGAGCAACGAGCCTTGTGGACGCAAGCCGCCCACGACGCTGCCCGAGGACGGGTCAACACCTTCGAGGAGAAGTGTCTCGGTGCTCTCACTCGACAACGCACGCTCGGTATCCGTATGAGCCCGAGCGAGCAGCTCTTTGCTGGATGGCTTAGGGACCGAGGGATCGACACGGTCCCGCAACTCGCCATCGGCCCATACAACGTGGACTTGGCTGCCGACCCCGTCGCCGTGGAAATCTTCGGAGGTGGTTGGCACGGTTATGGCGCTCACGCCGCACGTTCCGCTGAGCGTTTTCGCTACATTCTCGATGAAGGCTGGGCCGTGATAGTGGTATGGAGTGCGGTCCTCTATCGCATCTCTGCCCAGGCAGCGGACGAGGTTGTCGCCTTCGTGGAGCAAGCCCGCCGCGACCCAACCCTGCGGGGTGAGTACCGGATGATTAGGGGTAACGGTCACTTCGTTGCCAGCGGCCGTGAGAATCTCGACCACCTCACCCGAGTACCACCGGGCGGTTGAGCCAAGCACCCGCGGGGTGATGACCAGCGTGCCAGCCGGGAAGCAGTTGAAGTGTTGGGGGCAGCCCGGCAGGTCACTGAGCGAGTACGTGCCCTCTAGCGGCTCGCACTCGCCGCAGGCCCCCGGCTGTGTGATGTAGTCGAACATCTCGACGCCGGCGGAGACGAGCTGAGCCAGCTGCGCCCGCTTCATCGCCGTGTTTATGGCCTCGTCGATGTAGCCCTGCGCACCGGCGCCCTTGTCGATGACCTCGTTTACCGCCTTGACCAGTTCCTCGCTGCCGAAGTTGTGGGCGATGCCGTCGGCGATCACCCGGCCCATGTCCCCGGCGAGGCCCAAGAGCTGGTCTGCTATCCACTCGGGCGCTTCGGAGCCGTAGCTGTCGAGCGTGCGGAGCTGGGCCAGCGTGTCGCGGTAGAGCTGGTCGAGGTCGACGGGCACGTCCAGGCGTCCGCTGTCGGCCAGTAGCGCCGTCGCTTGGGTCACGCCCTCCGCTGCCGCTTCTGCCTCGGCCAGCGAGACGAGCTCGGTCCAGTCCTTCTCGGTCGACGGATTGGCCCGTAACCAACTGCGCAGCCAGAGCAGGGCGAGCGCCTTGGCCGTGTCCCGCCGCAATGTGTAGAGGGCGCTGCGGGGCGTCTCCGCCCCCATATCGTCGCTTGAGGCTGAGAACGGGCCGATACCCGAGGCGTGGAACTGGGCCGCCGCAGCGGACACTACGGTGGCCGTGGGGAACGTCTTGGCTATCGACCTCGGGACGGGCTTGATCTTGCGGGCCCATCGCTTGCTCAGGCGCTCCCGGCGCTCGGCCAGGGTGGCCAGCACGCCCTCGTAGCGCTCCACCTCGGCCACGGCGATGCCGTAGCGGCTGGCGATCTCCTCCGCCAGGGTCACGACGGCTTGAGCCGCTTGGTGCCGCTCCAGTCCCGCAGCGCTACCTTGTGGACCTTGACGGGGGCGATGCGGGCAGCGAAGCGCGAGCCGGGCGGCGTCGGCACCGGGTTGATGCGCTTCTGGAAGTGGGCGGGCTCGCCGGACAGGGGCAGCTTGTGGACCGGAGCGGTCAGGCTCTTCGCCGCGGCCAGTCCCGACTTCGGCGGCTTGAGCGGCTTCTTTCGAGACTGACGCTTAGCCGTTGCCACTGGCAGGCTCGGTGGGCTGCATCAGGCCGGGGCCAGCGAAGGCGCCGACGGACATGAAGTGGTCCCAGACTTCGACCGGGTCGACCTGGCTGTCCAGTTCAAGCGATTCAGTCTCCTGGGCTCGGAGTACGCCCTGGTCGTCCAGGATGTCTCGAATCACAGAAATGGTGTGTTTCATGTCGTGCTCCTCGTGCTAGGAGTTGCCGTGTAGGTCCTGGGGGACCTCGTACTTACCGCCGGGCATCAAGGCTGCGACCCGCTTGTCGGGTTCGTGGACGCCCCCCTGTGGGGCCGGGGGGACCGGCGGGGCCTGGCACTTCGACTATTCCTCCTCCACCACCAGCGCCCCACGAGAAAATCCCGGGGGGGACGAGGGACGGCGTTTGAGTGGCCACTACGCCGACTCGCAGTCTTGTCGGTCATGGCGTTCCTGGTCATTTATTCCTTGGCCGCAGCGCTCGCAGGTCATAGGTGGAACAGCCCTGCCGGGCATCGCTAGTAGGACTGTCATTTGTGGAAAGTGGCAAACACGTTGCCCCAATAGGTGGCGCCGGACAGAGTACCCGCCAGGGCCAGGGTTGGTTCAGAGGTGAGTGTCTGAGAAAAGGGGAAGTTCATCGAGTCGTTGGCCGTGGTTTCCATAGAGGGCTGAGCGTTCCAGCCCGCAGTCACGCTGCCTAGGGTGTAAGGCCCTCCCTGAGCGGCGACGGCCCCAATGGCAAACTCGGGGTTATAGGCCGTCGCTCCAGATGCCGTGTTTGTTACTGCCCTTCCTGTCGAACCGCCAGACGAGTTGCTATGGCTCACGTCGAGCGGGCCAGAGGTGGCGGGCCCGGCAATCTCCCAAAACTGAATACTGATGTCGGAAGCGCTGGTCGAATTGACGGTCAGGGTGGTGATGGCGGCTGAGTTAGCCTTATACCATAGGTAGAGAGCGCCGAAGTTACTTGAGCGCACGACGATGTTCGGCCCCGTTGTCCAGGTCTGAAGCAGACTGTCGGTGATCGACCCCACGGCGCTGGGGCCATCGATGAAGGATGTTACAACCACCAGGTTGCCTGGAGTGACGGGGGCGATCGTAGGCGACAGGGTCGTTACTGTCGTGCCAGCGCTTTTATTCTGCACTGCCTGGACGATGACAAAGGGGGCTACCACCACTGGCTTACTCCCCAAATTCAGAAGCAGTGATCTTGACATTTAAGCGACACCCACGCAACGCCATTTACTTGTCTCTGAGTTCCAGTCGAAGCCCATATCGAGCCTTGCTGCTGCCACTGTCGTGGTGGGCAACGCTACGTTGCCACTGGCCTCAAAAGAAGTGCCGAAGGTGAGGCCCACGGCACCGCTGCCTGTTACGGAGATGCGCAGCGTGTCGCCGTCTACCGGTGTGCCGGTGAGGTTGGTGGTGAAGGATGTGATGGCGGTGCTGCCCTGGGCTGTGATATGTACCACGTCGTACAGGTCCGTGTTGATTGCGGGGGTGGCCGATGCCGCCGAGAGGCTGAGCACCCTGGAAGTGATCCGCTTATTGGTGAACGTACCAACACCGGCCAGGGTCGGTGTCGTAGCCGAGTTTGGACCGCTGCCAGGGCTACCCGTGAACGGGAAGGCATTGACGCTTCTGACGAAAGCCGCCGCGGCAGGAGCGTCGGCACTGGAGGAACTGATCGTGTAGTCCCCGTCAGACTGGCTGCGCTGCCACTGTGTGACGAAGATGCAGTTGGGCATCTGCGTTTGCACCATCTGGAACAGCAGGTCGTACCAGGCTGCTTTGCCCGTAGTCAGGCCGCCGTTGGCGCTAGCACCCGTTACGGCGCTGTTGAGGGCCGAGCTGGTGCAGCCAAACTCGCCAATGGCGAACGGCTTGGACGGGGCCAGCGCACACAGCGACAGGTAGTTGTTCAGGAACAGGGCAGGTGGGGTGAGCAGTGGAGATTGAACGGTTTCCATGTACCCATCGAGAGCGATGATGTCCACGTAAGCATCGCCGGGGTACCAGTTCACGCCGCTGCCATCAGCCACCGTGGGGTCTACTTGATTAGCGCTTGTCCAGCCGGTGCCGCTCCAAACGTTCGGGTTCCAGCACCAGAGGACATTGGTGGCGCCGTAGGCACGGAAGAGGTTGACGATATGCTTCCAGCCCGCCACGAACTGAGCCGCCGTCTCCGTGCCGTAGCCAAAGCTCGACCAGTTCGCATTGAACTCGTGGGCCAGTCTAATGACAACGGGACCGCCGTAAGCAGCGCAAGCGGTTGCTAGACCGACCAGTCCAGTGCCGCTATAGAGGCCCGACGTGTCATAGGTCCCGGCAGTGAACTGGTTCAAAGCTCCCGTCGGGTCACAGGCGGACATGATGATGGCTTGCAATGCCGCGGCCCAGGTCGGGTACGCGCTGTAGAAGATGGGTTCGCTATTGAGCGCCTGCATAAACAGCAGCATGTCAACCGAACGCGGAGCAATTAACGCATTAAATGATGTGAAGTCGGCGAGGGCCGGTGAACTAGAGCCGCACACGCCGAGCATGACCGTGGGCCGACTGATGCGCGCAGCGGTGACGGGGTTGCTCAGCCCCCCGGCGCTTCCCGTGGTGCCCACCCAAACGTTCGCTGCCGTCTGGATGAGCGTGATGGCCTGGTAGGCGCCCGTGGTCGCAACCGAGCCGCCGCTGACCCCGTTGAGGGTCACGCCCGCGGCGCCGGTGACGGTCAGGACCCCGGAGCCGGGGCCGTCCAAGGCCGTTATCTCTGTGGGGACGCCGAAGCCCACTGTGGAATTGAGGGGGATCGTGAAGGTGGCACCGGTGGCGTTGGTCGACTCCACGACGGTGCCCTCGTCGGCCAGGGCGAAGGTGTAGGTCGCTCCGGCCTGCTGGGTGACCACCAGCGCTTGAGCCGCCCCGTTCAGGAACCCCGCGGGGATGGTGTTCGTGAACGTGTCGCCTATCGAGTGGGTCTTGACGACCCCATTGGTCCCCATGCCGCGCAGCACGACCACCTGGGTGCCGTTCAAGACCTCCGTGACGACGACTATCTCGGGGTTGGTGTCACCGCCGGGAGGGAGGACCGTGGCGCCGTACCGCTGGCCAGTGGTCGGCTGCGGCAGCGGCGGGCTGCCCGTCGTCGAGGTGAGGCTCCACGTCTCTGTGGTGCCCGGCGTGGGCGTGGTGGAAATAGGGGCAGCCAGCGTGGTAGAGCCCGCGTCAGCGAAGATCCATGTAGTCATCGAGCGATCTCCTTCTCAACCAGAACTGACGCCTTGGCCGCAGTCATGACGGCACTGGCAGGGGGCGGTTCCGGCGCGGCAGTGGCTTTAGCCGGCTCAACGGGCTCAGGCGGCTCAGTGGTTGGCATGGGCGCACCGTCCCTAACTCGTCGGCGTCCTGGGTGGCGAAAATGCGAGCGGCTTTGCGGATTTCAGCGTTGCGGGACAGCGAGCAGTCAGCATGAGCGTCGTGGCCGTCATCGAAGCAGGGGTGCTGCCAGACCTGCAGCTTCTGGCCACACCGGCAGCACGTACCCGGGCTGATCGTCAGGCGACGCATCTGCTGGCGGTTGGGCGGCTCAAGCTGGCCGCACTTGGGCAGGCGGTTGATGCGGTCGAAGTTCACGGCCGCGCTGCCAATTCGAGTTGCACCCAGCCTTCAGTGCCGATGTCGGACCCCACAACGCGCCGGCCAAAGTGGTCAGCGATCCGGAGGGCCATCTCGATGTTGTTGTCGTGGATGAGCTGGCTGAACGGCTCGGACTCAGGCGTATGGCTTACGTCGGCGAACAGCAGCCCGCATTCGATGCCCCGGGCGAACTCTTCGGAGTCTGAGTCGAAAGCCAGGACAAGGCCCCACGATTCTCTGCTGCCGTCGCCCTCGCTCATGACGGCTGGGCGTCCCAGTCGCTGAACTGCTCGTGCCAGGCGGTGTGCGCGGCCTGGTCCTCGCCCATGACGAGCCCGTGGCAGGCGCCACAGCGGTAAAGGTGCCAGCCGTCGACGGTCAGGGCTAGCTCATAGTGGACTGTCATGGCTTGCCTCCCCGGCGTTCCATCGCTGTCGCTGTTCGGCTCCACGATGGACGGAGTGGAAGAAACAGCAAAAACCCCACGCCGCCGGGGAGAACTTTAGGGCTGGCTCACCGGAGCACGCCGCCGCTGGTACTCGTTGCGCCACGAGCGCCGGGCGAAGTACTCGGCCAGCGGTTCGCCGGGCTGGATCTCGTCCTCTTCGTCGTCGTCGGACTTGCCCAACGCCGGTTTCGGCTTCTTGCCGCCCGGTAGTGCCGGTTGGCCAGACTGCGGAGCACCAGGGGCACCGGGTGCACCGGGAATGGTCGGAGCGAGCCCGGCAGGGGCCGGCGCGGCGTTCTTGGCCGACAGCTGCTCCAGGTCCTGCCACAGCACGAGGTTCTGGCGGTCGACCAGTACCGGTTTGTCGCCGCCCTTGGTCGGCGGCTCGCCGATGTCCTTGCGCAGGCGGTCGAGGTCCCAGGAGCCATTGCGCAGGCGCAGGTCCCGGATCTGCTCGATGATCAGTTCGTCGCGCCAGTCCACCTTGGCGAAGACGATGCGCCAGTCCTTCACGCCGTACGCCTGGTAGCACAGCGCAAAGCTGAACTTCTCCAGCACGAGCTCCTGGTAAGGCCCGCACGTGGTGACCATGAAGGTCCGGTTCTCGCCCTCCTCGGCCCCGGCGCCGCCGAGCGAGCCGGGCACGGCGACGCCGGCCTTGCGCTTCGGCACCCCGAAGGTAGAGAGGATGTCGTCCCGGGCGCCCTCCTTGACCGCCATCCAGTACTCGATCTTGTTCTGGCTGAGCTCGGTTACCTTGGTGCCGCCGCCCTGGACGCCGCCCCTGGTCTCGAACAGGTTGCCGATGTTGCGCGGCCCCAGGTTGCGACTGGCGTACTGGCTGCTCGCCTTGCGCACCTCGGGCTCGGCGAGCACCATGGGCCAGTCGACATGCAACCGGGGCGGGTCGCCCCGCTTCATGGTCTGTTCGAGCAGGCTGGCCGCAAACAGCCACGTTTCGATGGCGACGTGGGCCTTACTCGTGGGCGAGACGCCGTAGAGCGAGGCGCCGGGGGCGTCGAGCTTGACGTGGATGATCTCGTGGGGCTCGAAGTCGACCCGCATGCCCGTCTCGGTCGTTTGGGTGTAGCCGACGAGCTTGCCGTCGACCATACGGCCGATGTTGCCGTGCTCGTCGGAGATGACGGACATGGTCTGGCAGTCAAGCGGCCACAGCGCTACCGGCTCGGGCCCGAGCCAAGTGACCTCGACAAAGGCGTCACCGAAGATCAGGGCGTCGGTTATCACCCGGCGCATCAGCTGGCGGACGTCGTCGCTCGGGTTGACATAGTCGAGCAGGGCCTGTATGCGCGCTATCCCGGGCGGAGGGGTAGGCGTCTTGGCCATCTCCTCGGGGTCGGTGTTGACCGGCTCCAGGGTCAACCCGCCGGCGGTGATGGTCCGGGCGATGCCGTCGACACAGGTGCTCACCCACGGGCAGGTCAAGTACGCCTGGAGCAGTTCCGTCATAGCCGTGTCGCGATCAGGCGCGCCCGGCGTGCTACTCGTGCCGCTGTTGTACGGCGTCGTCCCGCCGATGGGGATGTTGTCGACGTAGCCGCGCCGCACTACCGGCCGGGCGAGCGGAGCGGGCTGGGCTGTCGCAACGGCATTGTTGCGGCGCCAGGGGAGCAGGGAGCGTGACGGGGTGCTCGCCGCCTCTACGAACGGGCTGGAGACGGTCTGTGCGAACGATGGCGGACGCAGCGGGCCGGCCTCGGACAGCGGCACCAGGTCGGTCATGGACAGCTCGCGCTCGAGCGATACGGCGGCGAGCTCGAGTTGGAGGTGTTCTACGCGTTGGCGGGCTTCGCCGAGCGGGTCGGGCTTGGCTCGGTTCCAAAAAGCCACGGGCGAGACCTCCGAGAAAACCTGTCATAGGACTTGACAGAACAGGCCCCATCTGTCATAATTTATTACATGACGAGAACCACTCGCCTCAGCCACAAGTCCTGCAACCATCCGCCGTTCGCCAAGATGGCGATACCCGAACTGGCCGCACTGGCCCAGGAGGCCGGCTACGGCGACGACCGCGAGCACCGTTCCGTCGTCCGAGCGATCGCTGGGCGTCTCCACTGCCAGCCCGGTGAGATCGTCTTCACTAACGGCACAGCCGTCACGCTGTGACCACCAAGCTTCTCGGCATAGCCGAGATAGGCGCCCTGGTCGACGTCAAGCCCCAGACCGTTGCCCAGTGGTACAAACGGGGCAAGCTCCCTAAGCCATACGAGCGCCTCGCTTGCGGGCCCGTGTGGGAGCGGTCGGTCATCGAGACGTGGTGGGGACCCGATCCGGCACCGGCCAAGAAGGCACCTCCGCCTGATGTCCCCGTCCCGGCCCGTCGGCCGAACTTCGTATCGAGCCAACCGTCAGGCGGCGAGGTGCCGACCACGCGAGAGGTAGTGACCCGCTTCAAGGGGTAAACTTGGGGCCGTGCCTGATCACAACCCGTACGCCTGCGCTGAGTGCTTCCGTCGGGTCGTGCTGTACGGCGAGAGCTACTACGACCCTAAGACGGGTGAGCACTTCGACAACTGGGTCTGTCGCCCAGATGGCGCCTATACCCTGCTCATGGACGTCGCGCTCAAGGACCTTCCCGCCGTGGACCTACTGCGAGAGGCGACCAAGGACCTAGCGCCCTACACGCTTCGTGCCTGAGCGCCGCATCCACGAGTTGGCGAGCGAGCTGGCTGACACTGCGGTGCTCGATGTGGCCGGCTCGACCGGTCAGGGCACTGGCCTGGTCCCCGAACTGGCGCAGGTGCGGGCCGCCCACAAGCTGGCCCTGGCTGCCGTGGAGGTGGCGTTCAGCCGCTACCGGGAAGAGGCGCTCAACCGGGCGCTACCGGACAAACGGTGAGCGCGCCACCGCTCCGGGCTCGGTCTTGGGCTTGGGGCGGGGGTCTTCCACATCCGTCATGGCCATGTCCTTGGCAGCGAAGCGGCCGGCGAAGGGTGGCAGGCGCTCCTTGCCGTCAGGGTCGGTGCCGGGGAAGTAGGGCTCGACCTCGGGCTCGTCGGTAGCGAACACGTCGACGTCCATGTAGCGGTCAGTGGCCATTGCTGCCCCCCCCTATGATGCATGCCATGCCACAACTCGCCGACTTGCCAAAGAAGTCCGGTACCAACACCCGTGCTGACTACGAAGAGGCTCGCCGCTTGGCCGATGCCAACCCTGGCCAATGGGTGCTGATCGAAAAAGCCAATACAGCCTCTCGTTACGCCTTCAGGTCGCGAGGCTACGAGGTCCGGACGGTCAACAAGCTCCTTCATATCCGCCGCCCTCAGTGATTGCTGCTCCCGTTGCCGTTGCCGTTGCCGTTGGTGACGCCTCTTGGGGCACCATGTGGTCGAACGTGAACAGGGTCAGGGCGAGAAGGGACTCCTCGGTCAAAATGTGATCGGGTTGCCCCCCGTCCTTGTCCTCCTCCTGAAGTCGGTGCTGATCAAGCGACCTGCGAACCTCAAAGACGGCATCCGCGGCCTGGCGCAGGAACGCCCGGTCTTGCGTGGCGGTAAGCGCTTTGTTGAGTGCAATGAGCAGTTCCTTGGTGAGCCTGTAGGCATCACCTATCGGGCTTTGAGGGCCACCATAACCCTTTCGCTCTAGCCATTCGTGGCGCGCTTTTTCGCACTCGACAACATCCAGGGCAGCCATGGCGAGCAAGTACTCACGCTCGGCCAAAATGCTCTCACCTCGGCGCGCTCTGATTTCTTCTGCGAGCGCCTTACGGGTTGCTCCGTATGGCCCAGGTGATGGCTCACGCCAGGCGGTGCCATTTCCTACGTGCATTTCCTTTACCTCCACTCGTGCCAGTGGTTATTTAGATCCGTTGCCGTTGCTGTGGCCGTTGCTGTGGCCGTTGGTGACGAACGGGCTCGCCGCCGTGCCAGCGCCTGGTGTCATCTCCAGCACCTTGTACGCTCTCACTGGCCGGTCCTCGTCGTCGTAGATGACAGGGCCGCCCACGCCGCGCATCATCTGACATATGTACCTTAAAGCGTCTGCCGCGTGATCGGGGGCGTCGCTATCGACGTCCTCCACCTTGGCCGTGTCGAATGGCAGCGCCGGCAGCTCACGCACCAGGTTTGGGCAGGTGCCGTCCAGGACATGGAGCATCGGGCACCGGTCGTCGCCATAGCGGCCCTGCTCACGCAGGTACTCGTGCACGCGGCACAGCGGGCCGTCAGCCAGGGCGGCGTGCACCTTGGTCCAGCCGGCAATGCGGTCGTTGTCGGCCTTCAGACAGCCGAGGCCCTCCTGGGCGTACTCCTCCAGGATCGAGGGGCCGTCGGTTGGGTGGTTGGCCGTCGAGGGGTCGATGACGTGGCGCACCGTCGTCTCGCCGGCGGCCACCTCCACGTCGAGGATGCGCCGGGCCTGATCTCGCACGCCTACGCCGGTCTGGTAAAGCTCCCGGTACAGCCACACGCGGCCGTCGCCGTCAACAGCCAGCCATAGCACGGCCCACGGTGCCCGGCGGCCGTAGTCGATGCCACACCAGCGCTCCCAAGAGACGGGCAGCCCTTCGCGGGGCCGGGGCACGACGTGGCGGTCGTAGGACCATTCCTCGAAGTACTGGCCGAGGAAGCTGTCCCAACTTCCCTCTTTGAACGCCTTACGCATCGCCGGGGGCAGCGCGTCGAGGTCTCGTTCGTACTCGGGGTTCAGGTAGGGGTTGTCGGTCAGCCTGGCGGGGATAAACCGCACGGTGCGGCCGCGCTCGTCCTGGTACGTCTTGGCGCCGTGGTCGGTCGCCTCGATATAGCGGGCCTTCATGGCCCCATGGCCCAGGCCGCCGGGGTTGCCGGTGCTGCGGATGCCTAGCACTGGGATCTTGGGGTCGCCGCTGCGAAGACGGGAGGACAGGAAGTCCACGATGCCCGGCATCATGAGCGTGCGCTCGTCAATCAGGAGCAGCTGGTACTGACCACCCAGGTACCGGATCGCCTCGTCAAGGCTCTTGGCATAGCGGCACATGAGGATCGACCCGTTCGGGAAGATCAGGTCATGCGTCGTTTTGGTCCACGTCGCGCCAAGTGCCAGGGCGTAGTTGAGCCGGGCCAGTTCTGCGATGATGGACTGTTCAAGCTCAGGGTAGCTGCGCCGGAAGGCTCCGACCCTTAGGCCGGGATAGGTGGCAGCAGCGCGCACGCCTTCTGCCACTAAAGCAGCGGATTTTGCTCCACCTGCCGCTCCGCCATAAAACAGGTCGAACTCGGTGGCGGCGTGGAACCGCTCCTGCGGGCACTGACCGCACATCGGAGGCAGGTCGAACTCCGGGACGTCGCCCTCTTCGATGCCTCGTTCTCGGGCGAGCGCCTTACGCTTGAGCACCCGGGGCTTGCAGATGGGCTCATAGCCCATCCGGGCGAAGACGTCGGGAGGATGGCCCTCCGCTTCGAGCAGGTCAGCCAGCAGTAACAGCGGGTTGGGCGCTGCGAAGGTCAGCAATGAGGACACGCCTGAACGCCTCCGCTTGCTCTGGGCTCAGCGCCGCCGCCGTCATGGCCCGGCCTACCGAGGCGAGCAGGTCCCGGCCTTGCGCCTCAGCCAGAGCTACGCGGCGCTCGTCTACCTTGGCCGCCAGGGCCGTCTTGATGGTTTCGCGCAACTCCTTGCGCTCGTCGTCGTACATCTGCACCAGGATGTGGCGCTTGGCCTCGCCGGTCGGGATGCCGCTCTGATGGTAGGTGAGCCCGTAGATGCCTGGCTCGCCGCGGGTCCAAAACGGAGACTCGACGCTTGGCGGCGTGTCCGGTGTTGGGTGCGTCGGGAGCGCCTGAACCAACTGGCGGTAGTACTCGACGTTGCCGGCGGCTTCCCACACCAACTCAAGGATGCCGGTCGACGGGTCGACCTCACGGGGCACGCCGAGGCGCACCGCCATCTGCTTGATCTGCTCGACCTGGGCGTGCTCGTTATGGGTCGGAGTGCAGCCACCGTGCCACTTGCAGCGGCCAACGCCTACGTGGTCGGTCCCATACCCGGCTACGAGGTGACAGGTAAGGCCCTTGGACTGGTTTGTCCGCTGGGCCTCGCACAACGCCTTGCCCGGGCCTGGGTTGGGCACGTCTTGCCTACTTCAGTTCCAGGCTCACTTGTCGGGCCCTGGCTCGCTGTCCTCGTCCTTGACCTGCCCGTCACCAGGGCAGTCATGGGGGAAGTAGGTGTGCGTCTGGCAGCGGGCGCACCAGCCCCAGACGGGCTCGTCGTCGCCTCGGTAGAAGGTTGTCAGCGGTACTGAGGGCACGCCACCACGGCCGCCGGCGGTCGCCAGCTTAGGCTCAAGCGTGGCGTTCACGGGGCCACGCCGAAGATGCGCTGAATAGTAAAACCGCCCAAGAGTGCCTTGCGGGCCTCGGCGTGCCGCTCACCTTCGAGTGCCACCCGGTCAGCCTTCATCTGCACCGATACCCGGGCGCTCCACTCGGCAACGTCGCGACCGAAGACGACGCCCTCGGGATCGTCTCGACAGTCCCAGACGCCCGAGATGTACGCAGGTGCGTTACCCTCAGCCTCCATGATCTCAAGCGCTAGGCCGAGCGGATGAAAGAACAGGCGATTGGCCTCTTGCAAGAAGCCGAGCCGTCGAAACTCGGCGATGTCCATGTGCTTGACTGGGCCGCTCATCCGTCACCTCGCAGGACGCGCCGAGCCCGCACGCGCTTCTCGATCGCCTTGCGCTCTTCGGGTGTCCGGCTGGCCAGCACCCGGTCGACGTTCAGCACCGCACCGAGCACGCCGATAGCGGCACCGCAGATCAGGGCGCAGGCGACCAGGGCGAAAACCCAACCGACGGTCACCGCTCCGCCTTCAGCCGCTCGATCTCTTCGGCTTGGCTGAGCACCTTGCGACGCGCCAGCGCGTACATCGTCAGCAATTCGGTGTACTCGGCTCGGCTGGCACAGGAGAAGGGGTGATGGCAGGAGTTGGGACTAGGACCGATCCATCCCGAGCCGGTCGGCATGTCATCGAAGTCGGTCGGTGGGCCGGGCGAGCATGGCTCCGGGGGAGGGATGCCCGGCACCGTGTAGAGGCCGTGGGTAGGTTCCGCCATCGGCCGAGCGGCAAAGAGCCGGTGCCAGATGCGCATCATCGATGGGGACCCGCAAGGCTGTCGAACGCTGGAGCCCCTACGCAGGACCGTCCCGTACCCCGGAAGCACGGGCCATTGCGCCGTTCCCTTTCGCCATTGGCTAGCGGGTCTACCGTGGCGGGGGCTGGAATCGGACCAGCTGTCTCCGACTTATGAGGCCGGCGTGCTACCGGTGCACCACCCCGACGAGAAGGAGAGCCGCTTACACGACTCTCCGATAAGGATCGTACCACACGCGTGTAGTTCAACAGCGTTCGCCCTGCAAGTAAGCCTTGACGCCACCCTGGGCGTTCGCCGCACCACTAAACACGAGGCGGCACAGCCCAATGGCCCTGGCCCTCACCTTCGTCGACGCTCGTCGCCCAGTACAGATCGTTGCCGTCGAGGAGGACTTGGCCGTTTACAGCCGTCCCTTCCGTCGGCGGATGACTCCATACCTTCGTAATAACGAGTGGGTAGACCTCGCCAGCCGAGACGGCGTTGCTGTTGGCTTGGTGCTCGGGCATGTGGGCACGGGCGTGGGACCGACGTCGGTTGATGGCCTCGGCGTCTTGCTCGTTGAGGGTGTAGTGAACTATGCGGCCAACGGACGGGATCATTTGACTTCCACCTTTCCTTGTCGGTACTGCTCATCGAAGCGCCGCCGATCAGCCACCGGGTCGCCGCTCGGCTTGTTCTCCAGCTGCCACACGCCCCAGGCAAGCTGACAGTCCGGGCACCAGCCGTTCTTGAGTTGATCGCCCACCGCCCCTGACGCCCAGGCAGCGCAGCGGCGGCAGTTACCACCCAAGGCGGACTCCCGGCCCTTGACGGCGTCCCTGGCGTGCATCACCATCTGGCGCTTGCGGTCGACGATGGCGGCTAGCCGGCGCATGTCGGTCAGGGCGGCCACGATGTCTCGCACTCCCTCGCCGATGGGGTCGGCCCAGCGTCGGCCCGTGCCGTTGCAGCGCTGACAGGGCCGGGGCACCTCACCGGTGTGTGCGATCACCGTCCCCGCTCCGTTGCAGTCATCGCAGACGTCGTGCATCCGGTCCAGGGCTGCCTGCTCGACGCTCGTGTCGTCGACGAAACCGTGCTCGTGGTGGCTGGGCATCGGGTCGTAGAGGTGGGTGCGCAGTGCTCCGTTGCTGGTCGGCTGGTTGAGCAGGGCTCCTGTGACGCTTGAGCCTGAGCCGTAGCCGTCCGGGCGGGCACTGAAGGCGGCGCGAGCTAGTAGGTCGCCCATCACCGTGGCCCCGGTGTGCGACGGGCCGGGCTTGGCCAAGGCCTCCAGCGTGTCAAGCAGGTCGGCGACCATGCGGTCCGCGTCCTTGGCGCTCGGGCGCTTACGGGGCAAGCGTGCCGACCTTGGCAAGCATGGCTTCTATGCGGTCCAACAGGTCCGTGTTCGGCCCGTCCCGCTCGGCCCAGCTCAGCAGTAGGTCGAGGTAGCGGCGCTCGGGTGAGCGCATGTCGACGTCGGCGTCGGGCGCTTTGGGTCTCGGGTGTGCCTCGCACCACTCGCCTATCGATAAGACGTCGCTGGGATCTGACGGAGGGACGACTGCGGGCACCGGGTCTCCGATCGGCTTGATCTGGCGATAGGTGGGCACGCCCAGCATCTCGTCTGGGTCACGGTGATGGGCGTTGCGGATGTGGTTGCGCAACCCCTTCAGGACCAACTGCGGCACCTGGCAGATCGGGCACGGCTCCATGCCGGCGGTCATCTTGCGCTTGCGCTCTGGCACCGGCACGCGACCGACATGGCCCGTCTTGGCATAGCCCAACTCGCCAGGGACGATAGGTACGGGCGCAGAGGGCGCCCGTTTGTGATGCGACTTGCGGGCCGGCGATCGCTCGACGCCGCACCAGCGCATGTGCCCGCCGCGCTGACTGGCCGTGGCGAAGGGCGCCGAACAGGTCGGGCAGGGGAGGGACTCGGGCTCATCGACCAGCACGGCGGGCACGAACTCTTCCTCGGCCGCTCGCTTGCCCACCTCGTAGGGGTCGACCATCCTCACGGTGGAGGAGACCGGCTCTGCCCATCCACTTGGCGTGAGATCGTCCGGCGTGGGATCGTCCAACTCGTTGACCTGCACCACGAGGTCACCATCCACGGGAACGATCGGGCGCATTACGCCGTCAGGGTCGACGGCCCACGCTGGCGCCCGCACGCTCTGATCAGCGGCCCACGGATCGTCAGGGACTGGGACCAGCGGAGGTTGTTCTCCTAGCACGAGGCTAAGGACTGGCTGGGGAGATGGTTCTCCACCTACGGGCGCCGCCTGTGTCGGCGCATCGGTGTCCGGTTCCTCGCGGTGCACCGCATCTCCCCAGATCTCGGCGGGCGTCACGCCGAAGCAGGCAGCCCACTCGGCGGCCACGCTCTCACTCACAGTGTCTTGCGGGCCGGGCAGGCTGGGCAGGGACCGGCAGCCTCGGCCCCGGGCGCTGACTGCGCCATAACCGCGCTCGTCAAGCCAGGACAGAAATCGGGCGACGGAGTAGGTCGGTGTACCAGCGGCAGTGACGGCCACGGATCAGTGCCGGTCCTGGTTGTTTGGACCGAGGGGTATATCGCGGCGCGGGTACTTGACCATCTCGCCCAGCACCAGGTCTGCTATGGGCCGCAGGAGAGGCGGCAAGTCGTACAGATCGATCCGATAGACGCAGGACCGCTCGTCTGACTGTGGCGCCTCGGCGCACTGGTTGACCTGGGCGGCGAACGCCGAGGCCTCAGCTTCGTTTGCCAGGGCCGCCCTAGCCTCGGCCGCAAAGGCCCCGTCGGCCCAATAGTCGACACGGCGAGCAGCTTGGAGCATTTCTCGGAAGTCGCCCTGAGGGTTCTGGCCCACCTGGAGTTCGACCAGGTGGCGCAGGTCATCGGCGAAAGCGGCCAGGTCCCGGCCGCAAGGGTTGGCGGGTAACGACACGCGTGTAATCCTAGTGAGTAGCGGTGACGTGACACGATCATCGACGTGTGCCTTCTCGGCCGCCTTCTTCCGGGACAGGCCGAGATGGATGTAACCGGCCTCCAACTGCTCACCGACCCACTTCACATCGTCCGGCGACGGGCTACCAGGCATGTACCAAGTATGTCCCGCTTTTTGTGTACCGGTGCAATCGGCTGATAGGGGGTCACCGACCCAGTTACACAAGTGAGGTTCTTCGCAAGTCCAGGTCAGTACCCTTTTTGATAAAGGTACAGTCCCGGTCTTGACACGGCGGCGAGCGGTACAGTACCGTTATAAGCGTGACAACGAACGCTCTGGACGGTGCATTCCTCCGGTGGTGCCGGGAGCAGAAGCAGATCCCACAGAAGGATTTCGCCAAGTCCCTGGGCATCTCCCCTGAATACCTGAGGAAGCTCGAAAACGGTACGAGGAGCGCCAAGCGCCGTCCTGACCTGTCCAAGAAGGCTGGCGAACTGCTCGGCGTCCCAGCCAAGAAGCTCCGCAGGGAGCTGACGTCGTGACTCTTCCCGCCGCCGTAGCTGCTGAGGTCCGCTTCATCGAATCCGGAAGGCGCGCTTTCCTCGACACCGCCGCCCACTGCTTCACCGTCCGCTCCGAGTCCGGCGAGCGCACCTACCAGGTCACCATCGCCAGCCAGGGCGCCGAGCTCCGCGGTAGCTGCACCTGCCCGGCCGGTCGCCATGCCCGCCACGGGACGCAAGTCCCTTGCCGCCACTCGGCTGGCGTCCTCCGGCGTCTTGAGCGGGAACGGCTGGCCACGTTCGATGGCCGCAGGTGGGTCATTGCCTCCAAGCTCGCCGAGGCGGTCTGATGCCCGACGCCCAAGCCTGGAACCTGACCGAGGCGGCCGCCGTGCTCCGCACCTCGCGCTGGACGCTGTACAAGCGTCGCCGAGGCAACGAGCTCGTGTTCCCCGACGGCCGGCGCATCCGGCTCTTTACCCTCGGTGGCCGCTATCTCGTGTCCAAGGTCGTGCTCAACCGGTTCCTTGAGCAGACGGGCGAGGAGACGGCATGACCCGGGTGCGCTACTACCTCGGCACCGTCAGCCGCCACGCCCAGCCGGGCACGCCCATCGAGGGCGACGGCACCTACGAGGGCGCCGGGGAAATGTGGGCCGGTCTGCCGGCCGACAGCGTACGCCTGGACGACGGCACGGTCGTCAACGTCTATCCCGAGTACGGCGACGAACTGCGCTGCATCGAGGAGAACAAGCCATGACAACTGAAGCCGCGACCAAGCTCGCACCTTTCGGCGTCGAGCATGTCAAAAGCGTTTGCCGGGACATCCTCTTCCCCGACAACATGACGCCCGACGAAACGGCCGACCTGCGGTGGGGGTTCCGGCTCAATAGCCTCGACTTCACCTCGCACGGCGAGTACCACTGGGCCGAAGCCAGCGGCCCGTTTACTCAGTTGCCCAGCGCGTGTCCATCGGCCGAGGGCGACGGGATTTGCATCGCCAAGACCGTCAGCGGGGCGCAGTCCGGTAGCGGACGGTTCGGCAAGTCAACCGGCCTGCTGGTGGCGTACCTGCCCGCCGACCTGCTGGCAGAGGAAACCGACAAGCTCCGCGTCAAACGGGCGTGGGTGGCTGACGTGTTTGACCCGGTACGGGCACTCCTTCTCTCCGGGGCCGACCTCTTCGGGGCCGACCTCTCCGGGGCCTACCTCTCCGGGGCCGACCTCTCCGGGGCCGACCTCTCCGGGGCCGACCTCTCCGGGGCCAACCTCTCCGGGGCC